ATGCAGCATCATTCCAAGCGTCTGGACTGTGCGTTCAGCCCGGCTGAGATCGCCATGCTCCAGCGAGTCCTCAATACCGCCTGCCTTGCCGCAAGCATGCCACGCACCGACTATCGCGCCGATCGCCTGGCGAAATTCATCATCGGCGAATTTCGCGGCGGCACGCGTGACGAGGCAGCCCTGTGCGAGCGGGCCTTGTGGTTCGAGCGCAGAAGCGCGCCATGGTCGGTGGCACCCGACCAGTAATGTGGTCGAAGCAGCAAGGACGATCGGCGCCGGCACGGATTGCAGATGGTTCGCCTGCCGGCTCACCGTTACCAGCATCATGACGTGCAAAAGACGCCGGGGTTGCAAAGCAACCCCGGCCGCACCTATCCTATTGTATGGTAATCGCCTTTCGGCCTATCAAGACGTCAAACCGCCCTTGCCTGACCGGCCGCGCAAATGCAGCCTCGCCACGCAGGCAAGGGCCAGGGACCGTCACAGGATTGGTTCGCTCAGTCAGGACATGTTATAAACGCTCATGACCCAAACAGAAGAAGACCTCGAGCTTTCGGAATTGTCCGGCGAGTTTGCCGACGACGACGTCGTCGTCCATATCCGCATATCACGCCCGACGGGCTCCAATCTCGACTGGACGCTCGAGGTAATCGACGAGGAAGGCTACTCCACCGTCTGGGAAGATTCCTTCCCCACGGACCGAGAAGCCTATGAAGAGTTCCTCGCCACCATCGAACGCGACGGCATCCACACCTTCACCGAACACCCCGTCCAGACGCTTCATTAGACTTCGCATAGGTTGGGCCAGTCCCAATCGAACCATTTCAGCAGCCCCCATCATGCCTCATGCTCTGCTGACACCGCAGAGATAGCGGTAGGTCATCGGGCACTCATCTCCTGCGTTCACGCCGTCCGGCCAAGGCGAACCAGTGCCCTCGGATGGCACCGTCACCCCTTGCCGACAATGACGAATACGATCCGCCTTATCGCCTCGGCAAAGCTGACTCCGAGCGCCATGGCGGCGATGCCGGTAACGCCGAGTGCGCCGATGCCCATCAGCTTCCAGCGCTTGACGTCGTCGGTCACCGGTTTCATCTCCGCGACGTCACCGCCGAGCGTGGAAACGGAAGTCTCCAGATCGCCGACACGATCAACCAGATGGTCCATCCGTTGATGGACGCCGGCCCGGCTGCTTGTCGCCTTGTCTTCGGCACGTTGCGCGCCCTCCTCGATCCGGCGGATCGATTCCTGCAGACCGCGCATGCCCGCGACCAGTTCGCCGAGCTGGCGATGCACGCTGACGTCGATGTCAGCGGGAGACATTCTGACGCCCTCCATGCCGTGTGCAGTCCGCCTTTGACCAGACTGCCGCCGCGCACAGGCCGACGACTGTCCTGTCTATCTTGCGTTGATCTGCCGGCGTCGCGCCGCGCGCGCCGACAAGATCGACGCCGACGACGCTTCTAAGACCGATGACATTTTCCGGCCCCGAAGTCCCACAGCCCGCCAGCATCAAGGCAGGAATCGTAATCAAGGCGCTTCTCCTGAGCGCGGTTCGCAGCGTCATTGTTCTGCCTTTCGATCGCATGAAGAACGGACCGGGCGCCGTCCGCCCGGATTTCGAGCACGGCCCAGGTGATGGCAGCGAGCACAAGCCCGCCGGATAGGATCTTCGGCCAGGCGATCATGCCGGATCGAGCCTCTTGCGCAGAAAGAGGAAGGCGCCGATCGCGAAGGCAGCGGCAATGATGCCGGCAAATGCCCATTGCAGCGGGCCGTTGCCCGTAAACGCGAAGCCGAGCGAGGAAAGAATGCCGGCGAGCCACGAGATGTTCTCCTTGCTCACCACTTCGGGCGGATTCGGCGCGGCTGTAACGGTGTTGGAGGCGACGAACTCGCCCTTGGCCCAAAGCCCGGCTTCAGCAGACCGGCGATTGACCAGTCCCTTCACCCGCCTGCCGCCGGCATTGACCCACTTCATCAGCTCCAGCGGCACGGCGTCATAGTCACCGGCATTCAGCTTTTTGAGCAATGTCGATTTGCCGAGCCTGCCGGTGTTGAAATCGAAGGAGACAAGCACGGCGAACTGGTTGTCGGTAAGCGGCACCTTGACGAGGCGCGACACCCGCTCTTCGAATGTCGCCAGGTCCGTCCTCAAGATTTCCTCTGCCTGCGCCTCGGTAATCGCCATTCCCGGCTTGACCATCGGAGCGCCCGCAGCGCTGGTGTGGCCATAACCGATGGTCCAGATGCCGGCGACGTCCCGATAGGCCTTCGTCTTCAGGCCTTCCCATTGTTTGACGAGCGAAAGGCCCGCCGCATTGATGCGTCGGTTCATGTTCATGTCGTTTGTCCTGTTTAGATTGGGAACCAGAAGCAACGGTGACGCGTTGCTAGGCATGTCGCGCAAAAGTGTGCAGCGGTTTTGCGAGAACGACATGCGCGAAAACGATAGCGTAAAGCGCAGAAAGCGCATCTGAAGGACCGCGATGCGCTTTAGGCGATCAAAGGGGAGATTTCGCCATGATGGATGCCGCATTCGTGAAGATGACCGCACTGGCCATCGTGCTTGTCAGCTGTGTCGTTATGGTACAGCCCTACTGACAGGCCGGAACTCGACGGCAATACTTTTGGCGCGCCCCGCATCGTGCAGGCGCCAGTGGCGGCCCTGTTCGATTGGCTGGTGGGTAGAAGCCGCCAGTCTTGAGCAATTCCAGGAAAAGTATGAAACGGTTTTCCGTCCGGAATTGCGTAGTTTCAAAGAGTTAGATCATTTCGCTGTTTCAATGAAACAATGAAATGATCTAGGAAACGGATGGCGGCTTTGGTGGCGACAATGAACCCAGCAGCTTCTTGAGGCTTTCGCTGTCGGCGAGGTGTTCTTTCTCGCCGCGGTCGTCGCTACATCTCGAACGCAGGCCACGCAGAAACAGGGCGACATCGCAGAGTTCGCCGACCTCCACGCGCACCTGCGCCTCGATCGTCCTGTAGATTTCGTCCAGCTCCGATGCTTCATCAGCGTCGACGGAGGCGGAAAGGGCCGAAACCTTCTTCTTGAAGTCGTCCAACAACCCGTCGAACTCGCTCACGTCGCGCGCGGCTTTCGCCTCCAGGCTTGCAATCAGCATGTCGAGAATATCCAGGTGCCTGCGCTCCACCGACTGCATGTCGAAGGCCGCGCGCAGGTCCTTGCGGGTGCGTTCGCCCTTGCGCAGATGCGCCTTGAGGCGCACACCGTTTTCCGCGCAACGCTTCCTGATTTCATCGATGGAGAACTGCCCCTCCGCCAATTGGTCGAGAAAGGGCCGGATAAGCGCCGGCGGTACCGTGACATTCAGTGCGGCCGAATAGAGGGCCAGGTCGATCGAAGCATCCGGCATGCGCTACCTCCGCCTCACATGGAGCCACGTGACGCCAGACTAGCAGCATCCAGAATGCGGAAGCATAGTTTTGTCGACAATGCTTTCCTATTTGTTAAGCAGAATCATCGATCGTCCGCGTCACGATATAAAAGTCGGCGGAACGAGACGATGAGCTACGATTGGACCGGCGCACGCCGCCGCCGCATCACAGTGGCCATATACGGCGCCGCCCTTCTGATGGCTACGCTTCTCCTGGTACTCGTGGCTTCAGTCGCAAGTTGGGCTTGAACCTGAGCAGCTTACCATTGATCTTTCTTGCTCCCTCAATCGCAAAAAGAGATAGGCTGTGAACGGACACGGCTGGGCAAGAGGCGGATCCGTAAGCGTGAAGGCATCGTCAGTCGCCAGCCGGCGCATTACCGCACTTAACGGCGGACTGTTCGACGCATCGAGCTCTGAGCCCACCCCGCACTTGCCAACACCTCCACCATGCAATTCGCCCCGACAGCACCGCAAGCGCGCGAAGTCAGCGAAAGCCTCACAACACTTGCCGACAATTTAGAGCTGGCTCGGGAAATTTGAACAGCCGGGATAAGTGGAATTTCTGCCTGACGTTGGCTTAGATGCCGGAAACAGGAGAAAGCATGACGAGACGACCACGCCGGAACCACAGCCCGGCTTTCAAGGCGAAGGTGGCGCTCGCCGTCATCAGGGGCGAACAGACGCTGGTGGAATTATCCCAACAGTTCGACGTGCACGCCAATCAGATCAAACAGGGAAAGACCAGCTGCTTGAGGGGGCGACGGGTGTTTTCGGCGATGAAGCCAGGACGGAGCCGGCAGGCCCAACCGTCGATGTCAAAACCCTGCATGCCAAGATTGGAGAACTGACGCTGGAGAACGATTTTTTGTCCGGTGCCCTCGGCAATGCCGGGTTGCTGAGCGGAAAGAAATGATCAACCGCGGGCACAAACTGTCGGTCGTCCGCCAGGCGAAGCTTCTCGGGTTCAGTCGGGGCAGCGTCTATTATTCGCCGCGTCCTGTGTCAGACGGCGATCTGACGCTGATGCGACGGATCGACGAACTGCATCTCGACTTTCCATTTGCCGGAAGCCGGATGTTGCAGGGGCTTTTGAAGGCGGAAGGGCTTCAGACAGGACGGCTTCACGTCGCGACGCTGACGAAGAAGATGGGCATTGAGGCGATTTACCGTCGTCCCAACACGTCTAAACCGGCACCTGGTCACAAGGTCTATCCGTATCTTCTGCGCAAGCTGGCGGTCACCAGACCCAATCAGGTCTGGGCTATGGACATCAGCTACATCCCAATGGCGCGGGGCTTCGTCTATCTCTGCGCTGTGGTCGATTGGTTCACTCGTCGGGTTCTGTCGTGGCGGCTGTCGATCACGATGGAGACGGCTTTCTGTATCGAGGCAGTCGAGGAAGCTCTTGCTCAGTATGGCAAGCCGGACATCTTCAACACGGACCAGGGATCACAGTTCACCTCCGTCGACTTCACGGCGGCGCTGAAGAAGGCTGAGATCGACATCTCGATGGACGGCAGGGGCGCGTGGCGGGACAACGTCTTCGTCGAGCGGTTCTGGCGGTTGATCAAATATGAAGAAGTCTACCTCCACGCCTACAAATGCATGCCGGAGGCCCGTGTTGGAATTGGTCGCTATACAGGCTTTTACAACCAACGACGCCCACATTCATCGCTTGACCGGCAGACGCCGGATCAGGCTTACTGACCTGAGACCCTAAACTTCCTCCGAATTTTGTAGAGTCCGTCGCAAATGTGAACCGCCCCAAGTTTCTGGACCAGCGGATGGTAGAGTTTGAAGGGTTCAGATCAGTTCAGATCAATGACGGACCATTGCCGATCGCTCAACCAGAATTCGCTTCCCATGATCCAACTCCAATCTGCTCGAAAGAGAATCATAGAAATCAAGCACCATCAATATGCTGATTGGGTTTTGACTTTAGCCCGCTGTGAAGCGCGATGAGTTACGCGAGCGACTGACGCCAGACCCCACGACCATCGAGGAGTATGAAGATCTCTGTCATAAACTGGAGGACGACATTATCAAGATGCTCGCCGGTGTGAGCCCCCCGTACAGTCCGTTGAGGCAGCATCCTCAGAGGCTAACCGCTGCGAGCCACATTGCGTCAATCTGGGTATCACTCAGGCGGAGCGCGGCGCCGACGGTCGCGATCAGCGGGTGCATTCGGTTGAAGCTCGTCGCATAATCCCACTCCACCTTACGGTATTCACGTTGATTCGGATCCGGAATCGCAGCGATTGCAGTATCAACCGCCGAGAGACTGTATCCGTTGGTAATGAGTCCGAGCCGGAGTTGTCTGGCAGTGAGGCTGGGCATTCGCGCCCTGACTTCTTCCGGAGTCGGGAGCTCAGGCTCATACGGAATGATCGGAAATTCCGGATTCATTTCAAGCCACTGACGCACAGACGGACCGATCCCGTAAGGATCATCCTGGCGGCTAATGAAGATGTCTCTCCTGACGTCTTCATCCAGAGTCGTGATTGTAGCATCCACCTCGTACACACCAGAGGTGGCCGTGGCTTTAACCGAGTGAACTTTATGCAGCGTAGTCATAGGTTTCCCTCTTATGCGACTCGTTGAACTATCCAACTATACGAACCCCCACCGTGTGATGCGGTTAGTCCACGGAGTCGCCAAGTTCCGGCCAAAGCCGCTCCGCTTGCGTATCCGACATACTGCCCGGAGTCCCCAGCGTAGAGGCTTGGAATAATTGTCGCGTTTCTGGCAATGATGCCGCCATTGTGAGACAGAGAAATGACGTGACCGACAGGGAAATTTGTATCGTTGGCACCGCCACCTGTGTAAAGCTGAGCGAAGGCCGAGGCATGGAGACCATCGACCGTGTCAGCATTACCTGCGCCGTTGGCGAAGTTCACATTGAAATTCGACGGGTTGTACACGTACATGTTGATGCCGTCGTTACCGCCCCAAAGCCAAGACGGTTGCCCACCTTGACCAGACCAGTTGAAGTTCAGGTCACCACCACCGATCCTGCGAGGGTACGAACGACCATCGGTGGTGATCTTGCTGTTGAGGACGTTACTAAGGTAGTTCCCCGCCCACGGCATGTAGACGTTCCCGTCGCCTTGGTAGATGGCGCCGCCGGTGATGGTTAGATTACCGCCGATGCTGAGACCGGCCGCCGGCATGATATAGTTGGCACCGTCGTAGTGCAGGTAGCGCGAACCACCTCCAAGGAAGACCACCCCAGTACCGTTGCCTCGGCTGGCAGTAACATCCTGGGCGTTGATACCGCCGGCACCGTTGCGCTGCACTGCCGTCCATGCTGACGCATTGGTGTCAGGAACGACGCCGCGCACTGTGTCAGCATCGAGGCCCGAGCCGGACCCGTCGTTGCCCTCGTGCCAGACCTTATTGTTACCCCAACTGATACCGCCGTCGTGGTTGAGCACGAGGTCACGATACCAGGTGCCTGCGGGGTCAAACAGGCTGACAATTATTGCGTTGGCGCTTTGATCGTGTCGCACCATGCCGCGCGTAACACCTGCTGCAGAGCGAAGTACAACGTTGCGGTTCCCATCCGAGTCGATCGCGACCGTATCTTTGGCGGCGATAGGAGAGCTGAACGTCTTCCCTCCCATCGTCGTCGGCAGCCGCGCGTCACTGACGGTACCAGCCGTCAGGTTCGATGCATTGTTCGCCCCTAGCGTCGCCCGAGCAGTTGCCGCGTCCGCGTCATCGAGCAGCGTTCGAGCAAATGGCGTCAGTGCGGTTGTGGCGTACACGTCCAACGCGGTCGTGTAGATAATCTGGTCAGCGACGGTCACCAGACCGGCGATCGACTGCAAGCCTGCATCATACGCCTGCACGTTGGTTCCGATCTCAACGCCGAGTGCTGTTCGAGCACCACTTGCCGACGTCGCTCCGGTACCGCCGGTCGTGACCGGGCGAGCCGCATTGGCATCCGCCGCCAAGTCATCGATCAGCGTGTTGTAAGGCACGCTCTGGATTGTCGTGTTCGGCACCCCTTTGGTGCCGGCGGGGGGCGAGTAGACGCCGCCTGTTCTGGGCATGGCTTTTCTCCATAGAAACACCCCGTGACAGGGGCTTCCAAGTCGTTCGAGTTATTGGTGAGATGGTTGCGCTGCAGCCCCGGTGCATCTGCTTAGGCGCACGAAGGTCCCTGCCAGACCTTGGCCAGCTATGTTGTTTCGCAGTTGGATCGAGATTTGACTGCCCTTGTCGTAGATCGGATTGAAAGCCGGTGGCCGCCGTTGCGCTCGCCGCCTGAATCTGGGCCGCCTCGCAAGACGTCCGCAAACACGGCGGCCTGCCACAACGGCATCCCCGTCAAATGCCTCCGTTGTCGGGTCAGACGCGTCGAAGTGGCAGGCGATGTCGCGCGATTTCGTCGGCGGTCAGCCGCTGGGACCCGTGGCGTATCAAGCACCGCAAGCCGCCTACCGCTTCTTCCTCCCGGCGGAAAACAGCCGGCCATAGTCGACGCGGCGCATGCCGTCCGGGTCGCAGCTGACGGCGTCGGGGCGGGTCTTTTCCACCTCCTGCGCCATCACGCCGATGTGCTTAGCGCCACGCTGCGGCTCGTCCTTGTAACGGTATTCGTAGAGCGAATGCCCGTCGAGTTTGCCGACTTTCTTGATGTCCTTCTTGAGCCGACGATCCGATTGGGTTCCCTTGCCAAAGTTGAACATACCGAGCACATTTCCCAGCAAACCACTGGCCGCCTGTTGGCGCGTCCTATAAGCGTCCAATTGTCCTTGATAGTTGCTCTGCACCAGCCCGGCATAATTCACCGGCTCGATCCGCTGCCCCTGCGTCGGCACGAAGTTGGGGTTGCTCACCTGGGCGCCAGAAAGCAGGCTGGAGATCTCGTTGATCGGCTGGTTGCGCTGGGCATACATTTCGTTGAGATATTGCGCCCTTGCCGCGTTCTGCGCGGCTATCTGCGCCTGCTGGGCGTTATAGGTTTGGTCCTTCAGCGCGTTGTTGGCAGCCGCTGCCGACTGGCCGTTCTGGTGCATCTGCTGCTGCGCCTCGTTGCTGAAGCCGGCGGCCGCCAGCGCCTGGTTGAAGCTCTGCTGCTGGGCGGCGTTCATCGCCTGCTGCTGCGCCTGGTTCTGGGCAAAGAGCTGCTGCTGCGCAGCATTCGCCTGCTGCATGGTGTTGGCGTTCTGGGTGTATTGCTGGTTCTGCGCCTGATTGGCGAATTGGCCGCTCGTCAGCGTCTGGTTATAGGCCTGTTGCTGGGCATTGTTCTGGAAACCAGCCGCATCGCGCGCCAGCCCCACGAGCCGCGATTGTTCCTGCCCGGCATTGAGAATGGCGCCGAAACGTGCATCGTTTGCCTGCCGGCTCGCCTGGTCGATCGCCCGGTTGTAGGCTTCCGAGCCCGGCTGCAGGCCCTGGTTGGCAAGCTGCGTTTCCAGTGCCGCCCGATCCCGCTCGAGCTGCGGGTTCATCCGCGCCATCAGCGCGTCCTCGTAGCGCTTGGTGTCGAAGTTCGTCTCGTAGGAGCGGGTAATGTCGCCGGCGTTGCCGACAGACGTCTGAATGGTACCGGCATTGCCGACACTCTTCTGAATGTCGCCGGCCCCGGCAATCGTGTTCTGGATGGTGCCGGTGTTGCCGAGGTTTGTCTGCAGGCTCGGACCGCCGCCATATTGCACGTAGTTCGGCAGGCTGATCGAGGACGGATTGCCGGCTGCCGGCGCCCCGGAAAGGTCGATCGGCTTGCCGAGCAGGTCGTTCAGCCTGCCCGACTGGTTGTTGGCAAGCGTCGCCAGGTTCTTTTCCGCGGCGTCCGTCTGATCCTTGATCGCCTGTTGCGCCGGCGAGAGCGTCTGCGTCGCCGTCACGGTCGGCAGATCGTAGACAGCGCCGCTCATCGGGTCACGCCACTTGTTCGTGCCGGTCTGCGTATAGGTCAGGCTGCCATCGGGCGTTACCTGGTTGACGTTGCCGATATAGCCGTTCGCTACCGCAGTGGCGATGTTCGTCGAGGTTTGCGCCGCCGCGGTTTCGCGCGGATCCGGCGGCTTCGGTGCTTTGGACTTGCCCATGTTACCTGCCTTTGCCCATGTTGATTACCTTTGATTGACGGGATGTGCCCGCCAGTCGTTGTCAGTGAGTGTGAAGATGATTTCCGCCTCATCCCGCCCGCGCAGGCGCGGGATGCGGTAGCTGTCAAAGCCGAAGCGCTTGGCGATGGCGATCATGCCAGTGTTGCGCTCGGAGACGCGCAGCACCACCATCTGGCAGCCGATCTCGTCCAGCGGATAGCCGAACATGGCTTTCAGCACCTGCCGCGTCAGCCAGCGCTTGCTTGTCGAGGCGGAGGAAAGCTCGATGACGCCGGCCTCCGGCACATAATTGTGAAAGACCACACCGGCGATCAGCTTGTCCCCCTCGGTCACGCCCATGGTAGTGAAGTCGGCAAAGCCGCGTTCGCAGCCGTCGATGTGGCCGGCGACGAAGTCGGCGATCGCCTGGTTTGTCGCCGGGTTGCCGGCGCCGCCCCAGATGATATTCATGTGCTCGCCTCGCCGGCTGCCACCTGCAACGTCGCGAGGTCCACCTCGAGGTCGAGCTTTGCAGGCCCGCCCGAGGTGATGACACAGCCAACGGCGAGCATGTCGCCTGCCGCGCGCACGTTCTGGCGAAAACTGTAGCGCTGCTGCTGCGACAGCCCGTCCCAGACGCCGACGTCCCAAAGCCCCACGTCCCACTCCGATGACGCGGCATCGCCTGCGGTCACAGTGGTGAAGGTCGGTATTGCGTTGTCGAAATCGGCGCGGGCAAAGAGGCGAACCTTCGGCTCGGACTTCGCCCGGAAATACATGTGTGCCATCGTCGCCGCCGTGCGCTGACCGAACTGGCCGGCCGATGCAAACTGCGAAAGATAGGCGGCGGTAAAGGTCAGCCCGTCATCCGTGCCTGTCGTGTCGCCCTGCCAGCACAGACCGTTGAGCGAGCCGAAAAACAGGCCGCCCTGCAGGGTCTCGTAGCAGGTCGCCTTCCAGTTGCTGATGGTCGACCAGCGGCCGTTCAGCACGTTGAGCACGAAGGTCGTGTCGATGACCACGGCATTGGCAGGAAAGGCGATGAACACCAGGTTCTGCTCCGGCCATTGCTTCATCACCCAGCCGGCACCCGTGGCGTTTGCCGCTCGGCGCCAGTCGTCCTCGATCGGCCGCGACACCGATACCTGGCTCAGCGCCTGCCGGTCGCGCTGAAACACCTGCGAAATCGGCGTCAACCCGTCGCTGGTGGCGATCAGGATGTCGCCGCCGGCACGGATCCAGGCATTTTTGCCGAGTGGCCGGCCGATCTGGTAGACGCCCTTCAATGCAAAACTATTGGCGTCACCAGGGTCGGAGCCGGCATAAACGGCCACCTCTCCTTCGCTCGAGACGAACACGCAGAGATCGGAAAGACCGTCGCCGCTTTCGACCGACCAGGAAAAACCGGTCAGGAGTGAGCCGCCCTTCTTCATCACCCCGCCAAGCGGAAACACCGCAGCCGCCCCGCCAATGGCGTTGACAGGCAGGTAGTAGGCATCAAGCGTCGCATTCTTCAGGAAGAACTGACGGTTCTTGAAGAGCCAGCCGTAGTTCAGCTGGGCGGCAGTTGTTGCATCGGAAAAGGTGATCGCCGGTGTCGTCGCCCATGTGCTGCCGTTGTAGACGCGGCGCTGGTCGGCGCCGTTGAGGCAGATGAGGAAGGAGTTGCCGGCGTTGGTGTGCTGGAACGTGCACCAGTCGCCGCTGGTCAGTCCGGCCGTTGCCGCCGACGTCGTCGCCGGCGGTGCGGCCGGCGACGTCATGTCGTAGATCGCCGTATCGGTCGCCATGAACAGCTTTTCGATCGCGCCGTATTTGTATTTGAAGGCACTGCGGATCGTGCCGCCATCGAGAGCCTTTCCACGCTTCTGCGATCCGCCGCGAATGCGGCATCCCACCAGCGTCGGCAGGAAGTTGCGTAGCACAGTGGCCGAGCCCGACTGTTGCGAGGCCATGTCCGCCGTTGTCACCAGACCGTTCTTCGGCGCCGGAAAGGTGATCGGCTGCGACGTCTGCTGACGCCCGATGGCGACCGCCCCGCGGTTGCTCTGCCCGATCCGGCCGGGCCGCACATCCATTCTCATGATGCCCCCCGGTCGGCGTTGATTTCCTGGATCAGCTCGGCCTCGAATTCGGCCAGGCTGTCGTCATAGGGCAGCCCCTTCTGGCGCTTCCACCGCCAGAGGATGCCCTTGGTCAGAAGCCGCTCGGCAAACAGCGGCCGGTCGTCGTCGGCCTTCAGCGTGTCGCGCTCCTCGAAGGGATCGCCAAGCACCCAGTTCCTGGCGACGTAGTCGATGACGGCGCCCACCCCGGCAGAAGCCGGAGACAGGTGGATCTGGTTGTCCCTGATGAAGAAGTAGGGTTGCGCCGGAGCGGCCGCGGCAATCACTGCCCACTGCGAACTGTTGGTGATCGGTCGGAAAAAGCTGCCCGTGGCGGTGCGGATCGCGCCGCCCGGCGTCAGGCGCTGATAGTCCGCCGGCAGGCTCAGCGGCAGAGCCAGCACCACGTGCTGCTTCAGCATGCGCTGCCAGTCGCCGCGCCGCGAGATCTCCTCGCCCGCCTCCTGCGCCAGCGCCACCATCGTCTGGGCGTTCGGGTCGTTCGATCCATAGACGCTGTCGAAACGGTCGAGCGAAACGATGTCGCAGACCTCGTTGATTACGGAAATCAGGGTCATGGCGTGGCTCCTCCGACAGTCATCTGTGCATCACCCCAGCGCGCGCGTTCGTCGCCGATCTTGAGGCCCGAAAGCGCCATCAGTTTCAGTTCCTGCGCCGCCCCGGCCTTGCCGGCATCGCGCTCCCAGACGGCGATTTCCTCGACCAGTGCGTAGAGGTAGACATCGGCCGCCTTCTCCAGGAGCCAGTTCGTTGGATTGGCGGGGGAAAGCGGCGGGACCTTGCGGTAATAGGTCATCGTCAGCCCATGGTTGCCGCCAGGCAGAACCTTGATCCGGTTTCCGACAATGGCATATCCGACCGGCGGCCCCGCCCCTCCTTGCGCATTGGCAGCAAGCTGCTGTAGCGCGACGGCCCGGATCGGCAGGCCGCTTGCCGAAAGCACCTGCCGCGTCTCCAGGAAATCGGCCGGCAAGGGCGCCTCGCCGTCGATGACGGCAATCGGCGCCTTGTGCTCCATGTCGCTGACGCGCAGCGCGCGGTTGAGCTTCAGCTCGGCAAGGCCGAGGAAGCGGGAAAAGAGATGGGCGACGTCGTTGCGGCCGCTGTATTCGCCCGCATCGACGATCAGGGAGGCATAGTCGGAAATTGTCATAGCTGCCCGTCCTTCGTGCGCCAGGCACGGTTGTCGCCATCGTTGAGAAACCGTTTGACGAACCGGTCGTCACCCTGCGAATGCGCCTCGACGAGGCCGGAGGAATGCGCGACGTTGAGAGGAATGGAGGCAACGCGGTGCCAGTCGCCGCGCCAGACCTTTTCGGCGCTGTTGCGCACATCGAGGTTTTCGCTGATCAGGTTGTCGACGGGATAGTCGACGCGATAGACGTCCTTCTCCCCGTCGAACTGGTGCCAGACGCACCGGCCGCTCGCCATGTCGTGGTCGTAGAGCGTCCACGCCCCGTCACGGATCAGCATGATCACTCCCCCGGCAGCGGATCGGCGCGCTCGGCCTTGCCGGCCGCGATCAGCGCCTTGGCCTCGTCGAGGCCGACGGACACGACAGCACCGGCAGCCGTGCGTTCGCCTTCCTGGAACCAGACGTCATAGACGAGACGGACCGGCACGGATTTCTTTGTTTCGGACATCAAAATTCTCCATGAAAAAAGGCGGCTCCGAAGAACCGCCTTGCCAAGATTTGTTCGATTGAAAGTGGCACACAGCCGCGCATCAGCACGACGGCGCTGCAACACCACCCAGCGATACTACGGATTCAGTGCCATCTCGGCACTACGCAGACCGGTGCCAACGGGCGGTCAATGCCACCCCTATTGGCACGCATTCCGGGTGATATCGGCGGTGTTCGACAGTGCCTCGACGCTTCGTGAAGGACCGTGCCGCCGATTATCGATCGGAGAAGCCGGAACCCGAAAAGGCCGGTGATCGGTTACCTCGGCTTCCCGTTTCGATCTCATCGCTTGAACAAGCTTTCGGGCTCGGGGAAGACCGTCATGTCGCCCATCATGTCAGCGGTTGCACCACAAAGCACATTTATGAGCATCGGGAAATGCGACGGTTCGACCTTGAAGACACGGTAGGCGGATTCCTTCGCCGCCTCACCGACAGCATTCGCCCGAGGGCGCGTTTCCATCACCCATTCCCCCCAGCCGGTGCGTTGCGCCTTACTCAGGGTCTCGGCGCGCGTCGAGAGCCAATGGGCAGCGAGCCGCGCGTCGTCCTTCGCACGGAACCCCCACCAGAAAGCAACCGGCTTGCTGTCCTTCTTGTGCAGCATCTGGGTATACCCTGTCAGATCCAGCCCGTAAGCTCTGACTGGCTCGGCAAAGGTCACCGGCGACCGGGAAAAGCCCACTCCAGAAGCCTTCTTCCCTCAAAGGGGCTTTCGACCGCCAGTTGTCGGAGTTTGCCTGCCTCCATCCTTCACAGGTAGCTAAAAGCAATAAAGGGATGAAATCATTGCGAAATGCAATCGCGTCAACCGCGGTTTCGGCAACCTTGAAACAGAGCCACGGCGCGTATCCGCTTCCTACTTACAGTGGCAACAACAGATATCTAACAAATAACACTGCGGACAATGCCCCAACGAATCTGACAACTGCCGGTGGCACACCCCCCATTCTTGGTGCGATCTTTAGAATTTCCCCAAGCAGTGAAATAAACAAGTGCACAAATGCGGCAAATATCAGCGCTTCCTTAAGATGGTGCATATCTGGGCCCTTTGAGGGAGAGACGGTCTGCTCGACCCTTGCATAGGGGAGACCCGCATCGCTTTCAACGCAGGCCGCTCAGATCGCCGTTGAAACCGCCTCGCCCCACGGCCCTGCCGGTTTCCTTCAGGAGGCCCGGCCCATAGCCTCCGAGATAGTGCCCGCCAACAGCACCCGCAACCGACGCCGCGCCGCTACCAAGGAGGCCCCCAATCGCGGAACCAAGCACAGAACCAAATTCACTCCAGCCGATATCGTTGGATCCGTCCCGAGTGGATTTCATGGCAGCGTTCATGCGGCCACCTTCGGCGACACGATCTCTGCCTCCAGCTTTCGAGGCAATATTGTCGGCGGCCCGATCTGTCGCCACCAACTGTCGAAAGCTCTCGGTTGGAAGCAAGGGATGGCGCGTGCTGAAGCTGCCGATGCCGGGAGCCCCGTGGGAGGGCATTGCCCCAACGCCGAAATCGTCACTCAGGAGTTCGCTTACCGGCGGATAGCGGAAGCGCGCTTCCGCGCTGTGCGGCGCCTCGACTTGAGCAATACGTTTATTGCTCAGGGCCGGACTTTCGTCGAAATAGTTGATCGCCTCGCGAACGGATTGAATTCTGGCGGGCAAGCCCACCCAGTTGAGCGTCTTGTCATTTTGGGTCACATCTCAACTCTCGTTATCATGGTTTGTCGTGCGTACGCCGTCGCCAATCCCGGTTCGGGTGGATCATCACCGTGCCGAACGGGCCCTCGTAATAGTCGGCCGTCGCCACGATGGTGTTGCGCTCACCCCCTTGCGAAACAGAGCAGCGGAACGGCGCCACGTTCGCGTCGGACATGAAGGTGACGAACACCGATTTCACATAGGGCGAAACCGAGACGTGGCGGAAGTTGGCGCCGTTCTGGTAGCCCGTCTGCATCACCTGTTCGAGGATCGCCTTGGTAAGGGGCGCTGACTGTACAGAACATTTCAAGAACAAGTGCGAGATCAGACAGAATGAAACGCCTCCAGTCCCTTACGCTCTCGGCTGGCGGCGCCGCAAACGCCCTTGCGATCTGGAGTTCGGGAAAGGTCAGAGGGTCGTGTCACGGACGCGCCCGGGTATCGGCGTCCTTGAGGGGCGGTGATCGTAAAGCGTGTCCGTTTCGTAGTTTGACAGCTTCATCGCGTCGCCGGCCGCATTCTGTCGCCTGTCCAGATGCGCCAGGCTTTTGTTTGGAGACAGAAACGTGTCGGACACGCGTTTCGTTGCAGATTGAAGCTCGTCGGTGGCGTAGAGTGAGTTCATGAACTCATCCCAGCATCGGTAGCAGTGCTTGGACCTTTGCTCCCAGCGTGCTCAATCCAGCCAACCAAAAATCCAGGCTTGCCATCGGCTCCCGCTGGCCCAAGTCTCGGAAAACAAATCCACGACGTCCGGTAAGGACCAGATGTTGCCGAGATCTTTTCGTCCCGAATGACATTCCAGATTGGCGCCGGTTTCCCCGGCCAGTCTCGGCTTTGAAATCGCGAAGAGTTTCCCCGGCTGATCCGGATACCCCTTTGTCGCCTGCAGCATGTCAACGGTTCCCCGGAAGGGCTTCTCGCCGGGAAAGTACTTCCAAAGGGCGAGGGCAGTCCCTACGGGCGTTTCATCAACCTGAAACCCCCAGGAAAAGGCGGAAGGCCGAAGGCCGTAATTCAGCACCGTGTCCTGTCTATAGCTGGTGAGGCGAAGGCCAAGCACTTCCACCGGCGGATCAAATTCGACAATGTCTGTACGCAGATGTTCGTAAAGGACCGTCCTGACTTCCTGAGAACGGAACGCCGATCGCTCACTTTTCAGAACCTCGAAAAAGTCGGTGTCGCAGGCAAACAACGCCTCGACCACCCGTTCCGCCCCAGCGGCGGCGGGTAACGCGAAACCAAAAAACCAGAGGGTGGCCAGGGCCGATACTGTCACTCTAAACAAGAAGCCTCTCCGACTCACGCCGAACGCCTTTGACTACCGATATGTTATGTTTTCCGTCCGCGCTCGTGCATCCCAACGAATGCGACCGATGCGTTTACAAGCCATTATTTACCCGCTCAACCTGTAGAACATTTCCGGAACAAACGCAAGACACCGGCCGCCTATCGGAGCTTGGCAGCGCATGCCCGCCCACGCTCGCGCTAAAAAGCCCCCGCTCCCAAGTCGTCACTCAAAAATCCGGAGCGCGTCTCGCAGCGAGAAACTGCGTCGGTTTCGAGCACCATCGGGATCCCAACGGTTGTCCGCCTCAGGCGCCGCCGCCGGAGCATACTTTCGCTCAAGCGCCTCAAACGTGAAGTCATCGGAATCATATTCGGGATAGGACACATTCAACTCAGCCGACTGCCCGGTCTTCCGGTAGAAGTCGGCGAAACGATCCATCCCGTTCGTAAGATCGATGCAACCGGCCGACCCTGGGTCCGTGCCGCCATGGATCGAAAAGCCACTCCGGTGCGCAGCCTTAGGATGTGTCGTTGATGTTGCGTTTAGAAACGCCCTGGAATTGCCCCAGGCATTCTCCAACCCCTTCCACGTCCCCCTGTTAATTCGGCCCTTGAAACGCTCCCAGCTCCCCGCCGGCGGCGGATACTGAAGCTGATCAACGTCATAGACCCCCTCGGGTATCGGCCCCCTATCAATAATCTCCTGCCATTGGGGTTCTTGAAGACCCTTTTCGCCACTCACCCCATCCCAACCACCGGCATACCGACCATTCTCGGTAGCATTCAGTCGCTTCCCATCGAAGTGAAGCTTGATTCTTTTCCCGTTGTTTCCCTGGTTCATCGCATCGTTCCTTTGTTAGACTCCTGACAGATCGGCGATCCGCATCGGATGCCTGGGCCGACCATCATCATCCCCGTGGCGCGCACGAGGACGATGATCTGAATCTGCTCGCTAGAAGACCAGCTCGCAGCACTCAGCCCAAACAGGTCCGCCGCAACACCGAGGCCCTTTTCGTTGTGCACCTTCAGCGTGCCCTCGCCGATGATCACGCCCTTGTCGGCGTCGCCGGTCTTGGCCACGTCCTTGTCCTCCTGGATCTTGCGCAGCCACAGGAAGGACAGCATGTCGGTGTCGAGGAAGAAGGCGTTGCGCGCGAGCTTGGCGGTGCCCGCCTGTACCCGGTTCGGGTGGATCATCACCGTGCCGAACGGGCCTTCGTAATAGTCGGCGGTCGCCACGATGGTATTGCGCTCGCCCCCTTGCGAAACGGCGTAGCGGAACGGCGCGACGTTGGCGTCGAACATGAAGGTGACGAACACCGATTTCACATAGGGCGAGGGCGAGACAGAGACATGGCGAAAGTTGGCGCCGTTCTGGTAGCCGGCCTGCATCACCTGGTCGAGGATCGCCTTGGTGAACGGGCGCTGCGTGCCGTCGGTCGGCGCCACCGTCAGCCCGGTCGTCGGAAGGATACCGCCTGGCTTTTACTTTCCCTGTTCGTTCCGAAAGAGGTCGGCCGGCTCTGGCGGCTTCTTGCCGGAACCAAGGGGTGTCGTGCAACCGATGAAGCCGTCAGCGAAGCCCAGCGCCTCAGAAGGCGTATAGACGGTCGCGTCGGCTTCTAGGTTCAGCGCCCACCCGTCCTTCTCTACATAATTGCTTCCGGTGCGGTTCTCCGCAACACGAATAAGTTCGTATTCATTTCCCGGCGTTTGGAAACCCCAGATCAGTTTCGGCTCGCCGGCGACATTGACACGTTGCTGAATGTACCCGGTCAAGAGAAGGCTTGAAACATATACCGGCTTCTCAAACGCTACTCGCAGTGTCGCACGTGCAGCGTCTTCAGGCTTTCGATATGGTCCCATGGCCGCCTTGAACGTCACCTTGCCAAAGGCGTCCGTCTCCTCACCAAGCGCCGCAAAGAAATCCCGCCGGCATTGCAAGAGCGCGTTCATCAGCCTGTTGCCGCCGATCAGCGGCGGCGGCCCGAACTGGGCCAATCCGAAAGTCTCTTCCGCCCACGGCAAGCGGAAGCCTCTCGTTTCGCTTTCGTCGGGCTCACAGGTTACGGCTGTCTGCTGGTCGGGATCAAAGTAGGAATCGAACTCCAGGTCCTTCGACACTGGGCCGGCAGCGGCATCCTTTGAGCTTAGCCACCAGGAACCAGTTTCAAATCTCACACGGTATCGCTCCGCAATGGCGCGCGCGGCCTCACCGGGCGTTGCGATCACCTGAAAAGCCCAGGCAAAGCGCGTCGGTTTGCCCTCCTGAATCGACTTTCGCTGAAAGAAGCGCACGACGGAAAAATCACCGACTTTAATGGGACGCTCGAACGTCACGGCTTCGCTGTAGGTACTCTCGGCCCCGGGAACATGAGGCATATTTTCTGGGCTTTCAAAGGCTTCGACCCGGAACCGCGGAAAGGTCTTTCTTTCGTCCCAAAGCACATTGAAGAACGAAGGCCTGCAGGCGACGAAAGCATCGAGAATTTTGTCGGCTTTAACGCCCGGCACTTTCGCCGATGGAAACAGGTCCTCCGGTGAAGGCAAACGCTTCCTGCCCGTCTCCCCGTTGGTTGCCAGATCCGACATCCGATCCTTGGAAGCGTCGCACATCACCAGTGCTTGCGTGGGGTTATTCGCCTGGCGAATGACGATTTTCCTGTAGCTGTCCTCCGGCGCGACCGATGCGTCGCCGTGTTGCGCCTCCGGCTCGGTGTCGAGCTTCAGTTCGAGCATATGGCCATCTTTGGCGACGAACCTGGCTCCGGGTAGCAGTTCCTCGATCACCTTGGCAACCTCAGGCACATTCCGCTCCACCTCGAAGCCCCAGGCGAAGTGCGGAACGGCAATGCCGACGGCTTCGAACTGGACATACCGGCTAAGCGGCAGTCCAGAGGCGTCGACAGGCGCTGCGAACGCGATGTAGTGCCCGGTTACTCCGTCCGACGCGTAGTCATAAGGGGCGATCGTTATTGCGCGAAAGTCTGCCTCATCGCTCGTGAGGAGGGAAAAGATGTCGGCATTGCACGCCAGGAACGCGCCGAACACCCGTCCCGCATCGATACGCTCAGCCGTCGCTGCAGGCGTCGCAAGTGCGAGCAGACAAAGGACCGCGCAAAAACGCTTGAGGCTCATGGACACCATTGGGAACCCGCATAGTTTGTAGAACATTACTGCTTCGCCGTCAGAAACAGTGTGGCAGGGTCGGATTCTGCTCCATCGGCCGGCACGGTACAGGTGAGGAGCCCATCAGCGATCTTGAAAGAGGGCGACGGCGCATAGCCCGTATCCTCGGTCGTCAGATCAAGCCCCCAGCGGTCACCTTCGAGCGGCTGAGCGCCAGTGCGTAACCGCAGCACCTCGGCAAGCTGATCCCGTCCATCTCTCGTCTGGAAGCCCCAGGTCAATTGCCGCTTGCCGTCCACGGAGTCCGTCCGCTGTGTATAGCCCGTGATTGCGATACCCCAGATCTCTATCGGCACCGGGAAAATGACCAAGGCGGCAGCGCGCGAAGGCTTTTTGGATTTTGACTGGCTCGATGACAGCACAGTCCGCCGCTCAAAGACTTCCGTTTCCCCGAATGACGCCCTCTCCTTCTTGAGTCTGACGAAAAAGTCTGGCTCGCAGAATAGAAGCGCCTTCATCAGGCCGTCGGTGTCCTTGAGGGGTGGCAACCCGATCTGAGGCGCCCCAAAAACCTGTACGGCCTCAGGCATTCGGAAGTCGCCGATATCCCCTGACTCGAGTTCGCAGGTGATTGTCGTCGTCCCGCCATCATAGCCCGCGATTTTCAGCAGGGTGGATATCCCGCCTTGTTCCTCCGGCGCTGCCTCCGGAGCCACGCCCCAGGCTCCCATGACCCAGGGCCTGACCAGTTCCACGCCGTAGCGCTCCTCCATCAACCGCCTGACATCCGTCAGTGTGGCAGCCACCTGGAATGCCCAGCTATAGCTCTCCGGCTTGCCGGCAACGATGTGTCGTCGCTGCAAGAAGCGCAGAAGGGAGAAACCATCAGCGTTGACCGGCTGGCCGAACGTCACTGCTGACCAGTATTCGCTTTGTGCGCCCGGTCCGTGCAGAGCGTTTTTGGGGTCATCGAATACTTGGATCTGGACGGGGCCGAATGCCTGACGCTCAGCCTTCAGCAGCGCAAAAAAATCAGGCTTGCATGCACGCAAAGCGTCAAACACACGTTTTGCACTGGCAGATGACGCTTGCGAAGAGGATGCGGGGATTGCTGAACTCAAGACAAACAAAGCCGCTAGGGCCGACACCCACAATCTGAACAAGGCTTCTCCTCGGTCGGCGTGCCGAACGCTATTTATGAGTGGAAAATTGAGAACGAATGCGGGGGCCGACGCTCAGTGCGCAGGCGAATGCGAACGATACGCTTATCCCTTCATTCGCTCGCAAAACGAGTAGAACATTGAGAGAACAAACACAAGGGATTTTTTAGCGGAAATCGTGTCACTCGCAAGGCACAACCGCACTCGCCACAACGACAGCGTCTGTCGTGACGAAGCTCGGCCCCGGCAGCGAACTCATTCGAACCAATTGCCTGCGGCATCCTTCAGGGATCTGCGGCGTCCAAACAAACGATCCCAAAATCCCGGGGCATCCGAAGGAGGCGTCGATGAAGCGGGGTCCACGCCACCGTCCTGGGATAGTTTCGTGCCGGGGTCGCCCCCCGCAGGCCGCAGCAAGTGTTGACGCAGCTCTTCAACTTTTCCGGCAAGCGCCATTTGAAGCGGTCCATCTTGTTCGGTAGGGGGAATCGTGACGGATAGCCTGTCTTCAAAGGGCCGCCCCTGCGGTATCGGCATCCGGCCCTCACGCGCGCGCAGGTTCATCTGATAGGTGTCTAGAAATTGCTCCGGCGTCATGCGCTGCTCTTTGCCACCAGGTAAGCTTGTCCAGGTCGTCGCCAGATTGCCGCCAGCAGCCTTGATTGTACTGGGGTCTGCGGACATCAGCGCTTCATCCAAGTCTCCTCCCTTCGTTACTCGCCGGTAGGCGTCCTGCGCGATTTTCCAGGCTGCGCGATCCTGATTGTGCGGCGAGAAGTCCTCCAGTCGCATCTTTTTCGCATAGGGGTCCCACGTCGGGGCCCGGATCTGATATCTGCCGGCGGCGGAACTCATTTTGCCTTTGTTCTCTCCCTTGTCGATCCGGCTTGGATTGCGAGGATGATCGGAGAAATCGACAATGCGCGCCTTTCCCTTCGGGCCGTACATGTTGTCGTACTCGCCACCTTCCGCGGTGGCTATCGTATCGAAAAGAGCGCGCTGGTACCGCTCAAATGGATCTCGCTTGCTTTTCAAGAGCATCGCCTGGCGAAAACCGGGCATATCACCTGACTCGTTTCCCACTTACTTGTCCCTTTCGAAAGAAAGTTGCCTGCGCAGCCCTTCGTGCGCGGAAGTTTACCAACACAGCCAAAGGACGGCCGCTCCTGGCGCTGCCTCAATGGCAAAGGCGGACCTACGCCCGCCCCACCACTTCTCGCTTGCCTGCTAGTCAGCTCGCAGCACTCAGCCCAAACAGGTCCGCCGCAACGCCGAGGCCCTTTTCGTTGTGCACCTTCAGCGTGCCCTCTCCGATGATCACGCCCTTGTCGGCGTCGCCGGTCTTGGCCACGTCCTTGTCTTCCTGGATCTTGCGCAGCCACAGGAAGGACAGCATGTCGGTGTCGAGGAAGAAGGCGTTGCGCGCGAGCTTGGCGGTGCCCGCCTGTACCCGGTTCGGGTGGATCATCACCGTGCCGAACGGACCTTCGTAGTAGTCGGCCGTCGCCACGATGGTGTTGCGCTCGCCGCCTTGCGAGACGGAGTAGCGGAACGGCGCGACGTTGGCGTCGGACATGAAGGTGACGAATACCGATTTCACATAGGGCGAGACAGAGACATGGCGGAAGTTGGCGCCGTTCTGGTAGCCGGCCTGCATCACCTGGTCGAGGATCGCCTTGGTGAACGGGCGCTGCGTGCCGTCGGTCGGCGCCACCGTCAGGCCCGTCGTCGGGTTATAGCCGCCATTGGCGCCGGTCGCCCCGCGCGAGACGTTGGTGGTGATCCAGGTCGGCAGCGAACCGAATTCGCGCGTCGCACCGGAGACGGAAGCATTGGTGTCGACGATGGCGTATTCGATGTCCTTGCGGATCTCCACGCCCTTCTTCAGCTTCTGGTACTTGCGCTTCTGCACGTTGCCGGCCTCGGAAACGACTTCCTGCGTCGCCGAGATGATCCAGTCCTTGCGCATGATCTGGGTGTAGTTACCGAGCCTGGTCGGCGCGATGATCGTGCCGAAGGTGTATTCCTCGCCTTCCTGGCGGATGTTTTCGCCGGGCGAGGCCAGTTCGTCGGTTTCCCATTCCGGGTGGTGCGTCTTGCACGTGCCCTTTTCGATCAGCGAGTAGATCGGCGTATCCTCGGGCGTGATGCGGGAAACGACGTCGGAGAGGTCCTCGCGGTTGCCCACGGCCTGAGAGGTGGTGAAGGTGTTTGCTACAACAGCCATGATAGTGGTCCTTGAATGTTGGGATGGATCGCACGCGCCGGCCTGAGGCGAGCGCGGGCGATACGGATCGGTTTTGGTCGGGGCATGTCGCCACCACGTGAGCGGCCCAGGGAATGTGCGCGCAACCGCGCCTCGCCGGAAAGCACGTAAAGACAAGGCGCTAGAGCCGTTTCCGGACTCTGTTTGTGCGCTTTGCGCGAACATCGATCAGTCGAAGTCGACCGCCATCGCGTCGCGGATCGAGCCGGTTTTCGACAGTCGCTTCATCGCCTCCAGGCTTTCGCGCGGGGAGCGTTCCGCCTTTGCCGACGGCCTTGGGCGCGCCACCGGCGACGGCGCCCTTTTCAGCTTGGCCATTGCCCGCGTCTTTGCCTGTTCGGCCGCAAGGCCGAGCCGGGCGTAATGCGCGAGCTTGAACATGCGGTGGTCGGCGACCTCGCGCACCTCCTCTTCGGAGAAGCCGAGGGTCCGCGCCACGTCGAAAGCGCCGGCGAAGAAGGCCAGACGCCCCTCCTCGTGCGCGGTCTGCGGAAAGGCTTCGATCAGCTTGGCGTTTTCGGCCTCGAGCTCATCGTCGCTGGCCACTGATGCCAGCGCGTCGACGACGTTTGCCGGCCCTTCTGCAATCGCGAGGATCTCGTCGATCCGCTCGAGCCCCGCCTGATGCAGTCCCCATTGGCGGCGATAGCCGTCGGGGTCGAGCGCCGCCATATGTTCCGGCGGCTCCGGCGGTATCTGGCTTGCCAATAGGTTGGCGAAAGCGTTGGCAGATTGGGCGACGCGGTTGGCCATACCTTCCAGCGCCCGCCCGCGGTTGGCGATGTCCTGCGTCTTGTGGCGGTAGTCGCGGTCCCGCATGTATCCGAGCTTCAGCTCCGAGAACGGCACGTCCTCGCCGCCCTTGAGCCGCACCAGGAAATCCTCGGCTTCGTTGGCCGCCTCGTCCTCGTGAGGCTCGGTCGGCTCGTCGTCAAGGTCTGCGGGTTCACCGGATGTCAGGCCATCGTCGATGGCCGCATCCGTCTCGCCGTCATAGTCCGCCTCGTAGAGTTCCGGGTTGGCCCAGTCATCGATATGCGGCTCCCGGAAGTTCAGGTTTTCGGGGTCGTCCAGATCGGTCGAGCGGTCAACGGTTTTGCTCCCGCCGTAAGGCAGGTTGGCACTATCGTTCATCATGGTGTGACCTTTTTGAAAGGTGGTTCAATGCATTGGGTCATTCCGGCGAAAGCCTGGAACGACCATAGAAAGCGCTTGCCCTTAAGCGGGTGCGCCCTTGCCGTCAGCCTTGGCTTGCTCCGTCAGGAACTTGAGCTTGGCTCGGAAATTTCGGATGGCACGGGTCTCGGCGGCATAGGCCGCCCGGCCCGCGTCGTCGGTCAGGCCGGCATGGATGCAGCCGTTGATGGCCGCCCCCTCCAACTCGTTCATCAGTTCGTCGAAATAGGGCACGTCGAGTATGGCGCGCGCAGCGGCCGCCCGTTCGTCCGGTTTCATGCTGTTGACCTCCGCTGGAGAGCGGCGAATTCGACCGAAATTTTCATCGAAGGCCGCCTTGATTCTGCTTTTGTTCCGCACTACCCATGTGTGAACTTGAGTGATTTGCCATCCTAGGTAGCCACCCCATCTGCGACCGAAATGATACCTGAGCGGCCGTTTCTGCATCAGAGGCCTCGGTCCGCGTTGCCCGTCCCTGCGCAAGGCCCGAACAGAGCGGATGGCCGGCGCCAGTCATCGACACGCGCTCGTCTATCGAATGAGGAACACATGAGAAGATTATCGAGCTTGATATTGTCCGCCCTGCTTCTCGCTGCCGCGGCTTCGCCAGTCACCGCGATCGGCCAATCGGGAGAGCCGCGCTACCTCGTCAAGGTCTTCCTGCTCAAGACGGACAAAACCTTCGATCACGCGACTGGCTGGTGCGGCCAGGACAGCGTCTGCACCCTAATGGTCGGCGATTATTTGGTCGGCTTACGCTTCTTCCTGAGTGGCGAAAGCTACCGCCTGCGTGTCAAGCCGTCCTCGGATGGCGACGATCGCTGCTGCGTCTTTAAGGATGGAAGCGACGAGGCCTCCGTCGCAAACGGTCGTCCGCACGACGAAAGGCTCTATTACAGGACAGCCTCTGGCCGCCGGGAGCTCGGCACACTCTACATCGCACTCGAAAACCTCGAATAGCCGCGCGGCGGCTCACTCCTTCCATTTGTCGAGCGCTGTCCTCAGTGAAATGGGCTGCTCCCGTGTAGGATTGTTCCAGGGCATATCTTGCCAGTTCTTTGGCAACTGCGGGTGGTTCCTAAAGGGATCCTCGTAGAAGCTCTGGTACTCCTTCAAGCTCAGCTGTTCTTGCAACGATTGAATGGACGAGACGATGTCCTTCAAAGTTGCCGTCCCGTCGTCGTTCGAGACCTTGGACTGCAGTAAGTCGAGCTCGGTCTTTACGTCTTCAACGTTTTTCTGCATTCCGCTCAGGCCCCGACGTCGTCCGGCGCTGTTGGCGTCGTCACCGCGAGGATCCTTCGACAGTGCCCCAGAGGCTTCCGCAACCCCTCCGCCGTGTAGGCTTTCGGCCCCTCGAAAGCGCTACGCAAAAGGTCTTCCGCATAGGCTCTCGCATCGTCGGGACTTAGATAGCCCGCCCCAGGGCTAGGCAGATTGCGCCGCTCCACGGCACCGGAACCGGGCTTCGCTCGACGCGGCGAGATGAAATCATCCATGGCTTTTCCTTTCAAGATTGATGGTCAGTGGCTCTGCGCGCAGGGCTTCGTTGCGCCCCGGTGCAAAGCGTCGGCACACACGGCACCCGTCTGGCTACAGCACGAGGCAGATAACGCCGCTCATGCGATCAAGCGCACGACAGGACAAGGTTAGATTGATTCTTGCTTTGTTCTTAATTATCTATTGGGAAACGCATTATGAGCGATACCCCCAGGCGACGGTAGCAGCGAAAGCCCGTACGCATTCTGCGACTGGGCAAAACAGGGTTGGAAACATGAAGAAAATTGCCCTTGCCTTTGATGTTGTCGTCGGGACGATTTTCAACCTCATCGACCTTCTCATCTTCGAGTTTCTCCTGCATCGGACTGCCCGCGTCATCGTACCGCTGGTCAGCTTCGGCAAGATTGAAGTCGAGGATATTCATGCAGTCCCTACCGGCTTCAACTGGCTGGGTCTAAAGCGCCGGGATGACGGCCGATATGTCCTGAACTCTACCATGAGCATGTTGGCGGCCGCGATCTTCTGGCTTCTTTGCCTGGTCGTCTATTTCGCCTTCACCCGCGATTTCTGAAACCATACGGCGCGCACGGCATTCGGCCTCATTCACGCCACTTGCGCTGCGCCTCTCGCAGGGTTGCTCGTCCGGGAAAAAGCCCGCCCCAAAAACCGCCGCCCTTGGATGGTTGGTCGCCAGCAGGCGCCACTGGCAGCCGGGACGTTCGGGACACAGGCGCCATTTTCGGACCATTCTTGGGAACGTTTGGATCGCCCTTATACGCATCCTCCCAGAATCCCGGGTTCTGGCCATAGATTTCATACGCGTCGTGCCATTCGTTGCCAAAGTCCTGTGCAATCCTGTCCGCGTAGGCTTCGGGTCCATTGAGCGTGTCGTTAAACATCGACTTGCCCAATTTCCTGCCGACCCACTTCAGTCCCTGATCGATCAACAAGGGATTCATGTAACTCTCCGTGATAGGCGCGAAGCCCGGGCCGGGCCGCGCAGAGACGCAGGCCGTGCGGCAGTTCTTGGCGCCATTGTCTAGATGTTGTTGGGATTTGTCAGATGAGCGCGAGTGGCTTCCGCCACGTGCTCTCGTGGAATTTCACGCCGGCATAGCCGAGATGTGGCGGGCTCATCAGCGGCCAGGCTCTGCTGGCGTTTGAGGTTAAGTTCGGCGTCGATCTGGTAGCGCTTCAGCGCCCCGTTCTGCTGAATCTCGGCAAGCTTCAACTCGCGCTCCATCTCCAGCTTGCGTCGTGCGGTCTCGCTTTCCACGCGGGTCTTTTCAGCCGCAAGCTGCGCTTCCACCTGCAGACGCTGCATCGCCACATCCGGCGGCTGCTGCTGCGTCGCCTGCATCCGCTTCTGGATGTCCTCCGGCGTCGGCTTGGTGAAATAGAGATCGGGCGATTTCAGCCCCGCCGCCTCCACCGTCTTGGCAATGCAGGTGAGCGCACGTCCCGCTGACTGCCGGCAGTAGCGCTAGGGCTAGATCGTGCCCTCGCGCGCAGGCGCTGCAATCTGTGCCTTGGCAAGTTTTCTGACTGGAAGGTCGAGGGCGATATAGGTCAGCAGAAACACGAAGGTCTGGGGTCCAAGAAGGCCAAACAAGACCACAATTGCGATTCTTTCCAAAAGAAGATTGACACTGTCCGTGCCGTCGACAACGACGAAGTACCCGAATGGCACGATCATCAAAACGACAGCCGCCAAGGTGATATACAGAAGCCGCTTCCACAAACGCACGGCCGGAAGCGGCACGAAGGCGAATAGGTAGAGCGACGAAAACAGCAGGGCCATGGTGAGGTCCAAGCGACCGAAAAACCAGGCAACGGTTGTCAGCATGGCGCTATAGCTCAGCAGAACCCGGATCGTATTGAGAGCCATGTAGCGCATGACATACCTGAAGTGTGAAGTGTCGATCTTGCCGGCCTAAACTCTAGCAGGCCGATCGTCACTGCTTAGAAGCCAACCGTGGCACATCTACGCCCTCAGTGCGAGAGGACGGCAAAGAAGCTCTCCCTGATTGCACAAGGCATCGCCCGATCTATTTGTTCGCGCCCACCCGGCCCTTTTTCGCCATCAGGCGCCGAAGGCTCTCGACATCATTGGCTTCGCCGACGTGTTTACCCAAACTGCGCAACTGATTGTCGAGCGCAACTGGCCACTCTGTTTTCTCGACCTCACCAAATGGTCCGATACCGAGTATCGCCTTGGTCACATTGGTCGTACAATCAAAAACTCCCCCACCGCCAAGATCGTCGATCCGCTCCTGAATTTCGGCTTCCTGCTCGGGCGTTGTGTTGAATTTGCGCACAGTTACATTGGGCCCGCCGGTCAAGTGATACCGCAGGTAATCTTCGGGCGAGACTTCCGGTCCATAAAGAGCATCCCCGGTGCCCATCTCTCTGGGCTTGTAGTGGCCGGAGGGATCGTAGAGGAGCCGTCCCTCGGGGTCGCCGTCATCGGGCATGATGAAGAGACCGGTGTGAGAATTGTTACCGAGGAAGGGGTAACCCGTTGGATTGGTATTGGACATGACATAGGTGGCTGCCACCTCCACGCCCTCGTCACGCCCGCGCTCCTTGCCCCAAATCGGCAATCGGCTGCTGGCTTCCTCGCCGAACTCGCGCAGTTCCAGAGCCGTCGTTGACTTTGGGCCAGTCTCGTAAGCGTCGTCGTCCGGCGCGAGACCAAAGGTGTTGAAGCCCGGTTTGACGCCTTGGGCGTCATAACCCCGCTTGTTAATTCTGATCATCCCGGCAGTCCTCCGATATGCGCTGTGCTGAGCGCCGTGCCGCCGGCCATTTCGGCCAGGTTCTGCTCGCGTTTGAGGTTGAGTTCGGCGTCGATCTGGTAGCGCTTCAACGCCCCGTTCTGCTGGATTTCGGCAAGCTTCAGCTCGCGTTCCATCTCCAGCTTCCGCCGAGCGGTCTCGCTCTCCATGCGGGTCTTCTCGGCGGCAAGCTGCGCCTCCATCTGCAGCCGCTGCATCGCCGCATCCGGAGGCTGCGGCTGCGCCGCCTGCATCCGCTTCTGGATGTCCTCGGGCGTCGGCTTGGTGAAATAGAGGTCGGGCGATTTCAGCCCCGCCGCCTCCACCGTCTTGGCAATGCCGTTATAGAGATTGTCGGACGAGACATAAGGATTGTCGGACCCGAGCGTCGTGAGCAGCTTTTCCTGCAACTGCTGGATCATCTGGATCATCAGCATGTCGCGCTCGCGCGTGCCGGCGCCAAGGCCGGTGTTGACGGTCGCGTCTATGCCGGCATTCCAGTGGCGCGGATCGAAGGCCACTCCCAGTTTGTCGGGCGAATGGCATCTACGCGTTTAGTCTTTGGAGCCGAAAAGGCAGCTACTCGCTCGGAACATTACCGCTCGCACGGTCACGTCGTTCGCATTCGGAATGCCAACACTGAGCCGGAGCTATGGGATCAACCCGAAGACAGTTCTGAAGTGGCGCAAGCGGGCTACGGTCGAGGACCTCAAGACCGGGCCGAAGGAGCCGCACTCAACTGTTCTCAGCGAAGAAGAAGAGGCGATCATCATCGCATTCCGGCGGCACACGTTGCTGGCGCTGGATGATTGCCTCTACGCTCTTCAACCGACGATCCCGCATCTGACGCGATCTTCATTGCATCGATGCCTGCAGCGCCATGGGATTTCGAGACTGCCGGATGTGGAGGGCGACAAGCCGTCGAGGAAGAAGTTCAAAGCGTACGCAATCGGCTATTTTCACATCGACCTGGCTGAGGTCCAGACCGGAGAAGGCAAGCTCTACCTCTACGTCGCTATCGACAGGACCTCAAAGTTCGCCTTCGTCCAATTGGTCGAGCGCGCTACCACCCGAACGGCGTCAGACTTCCTGGAAACGCTGGTTGCAGCTGTGCCCTACGAAATCCACACGGTGCTGACCGACAACGGCATTCAGTTCGCCGACATTCCGAAGAACCGCAACGGACCCACCGCGCAGTTCCGGGGCCATCCGTTCGACCGGGCATGCTGGCGACATGGCATCGAACATCGGCTGACCAAGCCCAAGCATCCTTGGACAAACGGCCAGGTCGAGCGGATGAACCGGACAATCAAGGAGGCAACTGTCAAACGCTATCATTATGACAGCCACGACCAGCTCCGCAGACATCTCGGCGACTTCGTCTCGGCATACAATTTCGCCCGCCGCCTCAAGACGCTCAAAGGCCTCACGCCCTATGAATTTATCTGCAAGGTCTGGACTTCACAGCCAGAGAGATTCACTCTGAATCCGATCCATCAATTGCCGGGACTGAACAGCTAGGCCCCGATCGACACACTTCGCGATCGCGCCGACCGTCTTTGGCAATAGTGTGGCAATCGCCATCAGATCAACGCCCCACATCATAAAGCCTGCCAAAAGTTCTGGCAGCGGGCGCAGACTTTTCATCATCCGGTTTCGCAAATTGCTGATACCCCACGCCGACAGGCGCAGCGTAGGGAAGGATCTTGCCATTGAACTGGATAACATTCCGAAGGCGGGAATTGTCATTCACGTAAGACCGAATGCGCGCGGCCGTCTGCGGCGCTATCGTCTTCATCGTGTTCGGATTGGCCATGCGGGCGCCATGTCTTTCCCGCAGCCTTCCGCCGGCTCAGTTCTCAATCGGCCAGCCCGGACAAATACTCCCTTGCGCGCACCAGTTTGGCTCGCATTGCCTCAGCATTGTAAAGAAATTCACCGCCTTCCGGACGGTACATGGCAAGCATGGCCACCAGGTCCCGGACATAGTCGTTATCCGGGTAGGCATCATCCAGCGCGACCTCGATCTCGTTCGCCAGGAGAATGCTGGGACGATCTGCGGCAATGAACTCGTCCAGCATCGCCTCAATAGTCTTGTTCATCGGATTACCGGCCCGGCCCCAATCTAATCCCTGATCCGCGCGCCTTCTTCACCCGGCCTCTCGATCGCAACAGCCTTGGCCCGGATAGTGGTCTTGACGTTCACATAATCCCCGAGCTCGTAGCCCGAGCCGATTTCCATCACAACTGTGAAGCGATCGCCGTCGTAGCCAAGAAACTCGACGACGCCGAACTCGTCGTTCAGCAAGCGACCAGGCGGGTCGAAGGAAATGTGATCGACCCCTTCGAACACCAGGAAGCCATCGTCTATATCTTCCTCATAGTTCCAGATCCCCCCCCGAAGACGCGACACTGCGTTCATCTGGATCTTCACCTCACCCTTCCAACCGTCAAGGACGACGGCCTTACAGGCACGGTCGCCCAAGTAAATGCTGCTCAAGAACTCGTCCGGTTTCATCATTCTTATCTCATCGGCCAATGTGCATCAGGACTGTTCCAGGGCACGATGTTTCCAAGGACATCGAGCGAGGGACCCTGCCCGCTGGTGTATGGCCCCCTTCCTTCGAGATGACCATGGGTATGCGGTGTTTTTCTGGGACCATGCCCCTGCGGATTCAGCCTATGGTAGTTTGATCCATTCGGATAGAGCGTGTGGGTGTCAACGGGATTTTGACCCGGCACAGTGCGGCCTCCCAACGGCTCGAACATGATATTGCCTCTGCTGTCGCCGATAAAACGCTGGATCGGCCAGCCCGTGCGCTGATCGGTGAGATAGGCTCTTTGAAGCTCTTCCAGCCGACGCTGTAGGCTGTCTCTCGCCTGCACGGAGTAGGAGCCGCCGGCGGGTTCCAGAAATGTCTCGTTCGGATTGAGCCGCTTTATCTCGCGCATCAGGCGGCCGATCTGAAATCCCATCGCTTCTTGAACGGGGTCTCTCGGCTGGGTTCCGCGCCGCGCCGGTAGCCGCGCCTGGGCAAACTCTTGGCCGCCCCGGCGATCGCTGCCGGCACTCGGCGCCCGATTCGGCAGCCAGCTGTTCGCCTCCTCGCCAAAATCGCGAAGCTCCAGCGCGCCGCCAAGCCCGGTCGGCGCCTCGTAAAAATCGTCATAGTCGCTGATGCGTCTCATCCCGGAGTTCCCCCGATATGCGCCGTCGTCAGCGCCGTACCGCCGGCCATTTCGGCCAGGTTCTGCTCGCGTTTGAGGTTGAGTTCGGCGTCGATCTGGTAGCGTTTCAAGGCGCCGTCCTGCTGGATCTCCTCAAGCTTCAGCTCGCGCTCCATCTCCAGCTTGCGCCGCGCGGCCTCGCTTTCCATCCGCGTCTTTTCGGCGGCAAGCTGCGCTTCCATCTGCAGCCGCTGCATGCCCACATCGGGCTGCTGCTGCGGCTTCGCCGCCTGCATCCGCTTCTGGATGTCCTCCGGCGTCGGCTTGGTGAAGTAGAGGTCGGGCGATTTCAGCCCCGCCGCCTCCACCGTCTTGGCAATGCCGTTGTAGAGGTTGTCGGGCGAGACGTAAGGATTGTCGGGCCCGAGCGTCATCAAGAGTTTTTCCTGCAATTGCTGGATCATCTGGATCATCAGCATGTCGCGCTCGCGGGTGCCGGCGCCAAGGCCGGTGTTGACGGTCGCGTCCATGCCTGCGTTCCAGTGGCGTGGGTCGAACGTCACCCATTGACCGCGCAGGCGCACCGCCCGCGGCCGGTCCTGGTGCTTGATGACGAGGCCAAGCAGGCCCTTGAACACCCGCTTCAACCCTTGCGCAAAGGTGCGCACCATCAGCTCCGTCTGGCCGATGCCCGCCTGCTCGACCAGCGCGGTTGCCTTCGCCGTCATGTTCTGCAGCGCGTCCGGCGCCATGCCGCTCGAGGCGTCCGAAATCCCGGTGCGATCGGTCGCCTCCTGGTCGAGATAGCCGAGCATCGAGAAGGATTCCCGCGCCACGAACGGCACCGCCGTGTAGCCGACGGCGCCGCGCACATCGACGCCCTGGCCGACGCGGATCGGCTGGCCGAACTTCGGGTTCAGCACCGATTCCGGGTTCTGGATCACACCTTCCTGCACGATCGGCTGCTGGTTGTTCTGCCAGTAGAGATTGTCGAGCGTCTGGCGCAGAAGCACCGTCTTCACCCGCTGGATCTCGGCCATGTCGTCGGTGACGGAGTTGCCCTCGCGCTGGTGCGGGCGGCGCTCGGTGATGAGGTCGGCAAAGGGCACCTCGTCCCATTCCTCGTCCTCAAGCAGGTTGTCCGGCCCGGTGCCGCCGGCAAAGACCAGGCGCCTGAGCTCGGCAATGCCGTCGTCGTCGGCATCCACCTTCACGTAGAGTTCGTAATACTCCACCTCCTGCAGCGCCGTGGCAGTCGCCTCGCCGTCGCCAAAGACGTCGCGGCGACGGGCAAATGCCTCATCGTCGCCGTCATGGTCGCCGGCAACGGCAAAACCTTCCACCTTCGCCCGGTCATAACCCATGGCGATGAGATCGGAGCGGCGCATGCGCAGGTTAATGCCGGTGATCGGACTATCGTCGATCGAGATCGCATCCGGATGGATGAGGAATTCCTCAAGCGGCACCGCGGCAAGCCGCGTCGTGCCACGCTCGCCCGTGCGACGGATCTTCACGTTGAAGACCGGCTGTTCCACCCGGCCGGTCGGCAGCTCGATCGTCTCGATCGATTGCGATTGCTCCAGCACCTCCACCGCATCGTCGGCGATCAGTTGCACCAGCGCCGCTTCGTCGAGCCCGGTATGGCTCGAGACCTCAACGGTCTGCTTCTTCTCGTACCACCAGCGGATCACGCCGTTCCTGAGCTTCAGCGCGTCGTGCGCGGCGTCCTGCACCGCGTCGTAGCCGTCGCTCTCGGGAAAAACGATATAGTTGATGTAGTCGGTCGCCTGCTCGGCACCCGCCTCATCGCCCTGGTTGACCGGCTCGTACTCGACCACCTTGTCATTGCCGAGCACCGTGCGGATCAAGGAAGGCAGTACCTTCTTCACCGCCGCGCGCACATCGCGCGAAACCACCTTCGAGCGGTTGCTGTCGGACGGCACGTCCTTCATCACCCCGTCGTAATATTCCATCGCCCGGATGCGATCGACCGACAGCGCGTCGCGGTAGGTTTCGCAATCCCTGACGAGCTGGCTCACCAGCGACGTCAGTTCCGGTTTTGTCATCGCTGCCATTAGGGAACCTTCCGATTGAAACTCTAGTTTGTGTTTGCTTGCATTCGCCTCGACGCAACATTTCTTTCTGACAACCAAGCTCAGAACGAACGACGGCACCAAAAGTGCCCCTTCAAGACAACCTAGGTCTGTGCGAAGCCGTAACTTCGACCTCATCGAGCACTGGCTTGCCTAAGTCTCAGCCATCGCGCGGTTCGAACGCGGCGAAACTTCGGGGGATCGGACAATCATCGATCTCGAGAGCGCCCTTGAATCTGCCGGCGTCGAGTTCATTGCCGAGAACGGTGGCGGTGCCGGCGTCAGGCTCAGGAAGAACAAGCCATGATCCGAACCGAGAGCGCAGTATCGCCACAGCAGGTGCAGCAGCCGGTCGTCATTGCTCCGTTCGCCAGTGTTCATCTGGATAATGTCGGCTAATCATGCAATATTTCCGTGAGCCCGGCGGGTCAGGATACAACTGACCTGCGAAACAACGAACAAAGCCGGCAGTTGCCGGGCCGGGCAGGACGGTCGCTTGCCGAAACCAGCCTCTGAGCGGACAAGCCCGGCGGGAAGGCATCGCGTTCAGCGATGATGGAGGACCTTATGCGATTCATCGATCTGGCTATCGCATCTGTCTTTGCCGCGACCATACTGGCTTCGGCACCGGCGTTGGCTGTGGAGAAGAAGGTGGTGCCCGGAGGAAACCTAGGCATCCGCAAAGTCGCGCCGCCGATTGCTGCCGGCAACACGCTCGAATGCGGGGGAAAGACGTACAAAGTGAAGACCGGGACCAATGCCGGGACTTGTAAGCAGTCGAAAGACAGCGCGGGTAACGTTTATCAGGTTATTTGCAACGACGGCGAGAACCATGCATCCGCAACTTGCGGGAAGGGTTGCGGAGCAACCTATGGCGCAGGCGACTGCGATCTCAAATAGGTGCGTTCCGTGGGGCTGCTGCCTCAGCTCCCGCAAGCGCAGCCACGACCCGAAATGCAAGTTGAGCGGCTTCAAGCGTGAGGCTGACGAAAGGCTGATCGTTCAGCTTGTTCCTTGAAGGCTGAAGCGCGGCGTTGCGAGACTGGGCACAAGCGCTGTTGACAACCCCGAATCCGGTTTCGTCATCGCTGCCATCAGAGAACACTCCGGTCGGTAAAGGCCCAGGCGGCGTCATTGGCCTTCACCCGGGCAAAGCGTTTCATCATCAGCGCGTAGCGGCAGGCCGAAAGAACGTCGTCGCGTTCCTTGACGATCCGGCCGTCCTTGCGGTGGTAGAGCCTGAACTCCTCGAACCATTCGCTAGCGGTGGAAAACACCTTGAAGCGCCCGGTCTGCATGCGCTGCAGCATGTCGGAGATCCCCGCCTCGACGCCATTGGTGCCGTCGTCGAAGGTCGCCCGCTCCTGGAGCATCGCCAGCCCCTGCCCGCGATATTGCGCCGCCAGTTGCTCGCCCGAGCCCTTGTCGTGCTGCAGGCCGTCATGCGGCCATGCCCAGGGCAGCCAGGCGCCCCAGGGTTTCAGCGCCGCTGAGTGAATGATCGGCGTCGCTTCGCGCTCGCGGTAAACCTTCGTCACGTAGAAGACGTCCGCATCCCGGTCCCAGGCGCAGGCAACTGCCGCAAACGGGTGATCCCAACCGAAATCGAGCCCGCCGATCTGCACCCAATGTTGGGGGAGCTCGAAAGGGTCGATGCGGATCTGTTCCTCGGTCACCGGGAAGATCCGGCCCGAGCCCAGCGTCGGCACGCCCTTGGTGCGCGCTTCCTTCTCATGCGCGGGATAGCTCGCAATGATCTTCGCGCGCTCTTCCGGCGTGTAATGCTCGGCATCGTCGATCGTCATGGTCACCACCACCCTGTCCTCGGAGGGCTCCAGCAGGTAGCGACTGACCACCGAGCTCATGCCCTTCAGCGGTGTAAACGTCACGGCGACGGAGCCGCCGGTCGCATTGGTGCGGGTGATGCCCTCGAAATAGACGTCCTCCGGCGGCTCCTCGTCGAACCAGACATAGTCCACCGTGTTTGCCTGCCATTTGGCGCGGCCCTGTTCGTAGGCCTTCAGGAGCAGCGTCGAGGTGCTGCCCGTCGCATGGCGCACCGTCACGCTGTCGAGCGCGCCGGATGCGCTGGATCTGCGCGTCCAGCCCGCTATCGCAGCCTTCGGGATATAGCCGGTGCCCCAATCCTCTTCGTTCATCGGCGGGCCGACGAGCAGCCGCTGCACGCCATCGCGCGTCAGCTCGTGCGATTCCGAGCCGCCGATCATCACGATCGGACGGTCGAAGCGTCGGCCCGCCCACCATTCGGGGTAGTCGCCGGTCAGGTGCATTGCCGCTTCGGCAGCACCGGCCAGCGTCTTTCCGAGCTGGTTTCCGGCCATGAACAGCCGCTCGCGGAAGGTGGCGCCCGCCTCGTGAAAGGCGGTCTGCCTGGCATAGGGCCGGTAATAGCGCAGCCTATTGCTGCTCTGCCGCCGCCCGATCTCCGTCGCCAGTTCCATCCGCTCCCTGAGCAGCGAGGAAAGGCTTGATGGTCTGGTCGAGCTTGCGGATCCGCTCGAGGAGTTGCTCATCCGTCATCTCGCCGATCTGGTTGACATTGACGTTCACGTCCTTCGGCATCAGCGAGGCCACGGCCTTGAGGAAATCGTGCGGACTCTTTTCGATCAGCGCATGGATCGCAGCCGCCCCCCGGCTCTCCCAGGCGGAAAGCATGTCTTCGAGAAACAGCTCACCGAGCTTGGTGCGCACCGCCTTGCGGGCGCGCGTCCGGACTGGTGTCCCCGCCCCCGGCACGCGCGGCAGGAAGCGCCCCGTCTTCGGGTCCTTGGCTGGCTTGCCGATGCTCATGATGATGGCTCCCATGCAGCGCTACCGCGCCGCAAAGCTCTCTAAAGTCGTTCAGGCACCCACGCGCACAACGACGGGAAAACAGTCGGCGGCCATCGGATATCCACGGCGAATTGCATTCACCCACTTGACCTTAGGTTGCATTCTGTCACCAATATGGAGTTAAGCGTCGTGCATTCGCGGCGGATAGGGCGGCCAAAGGCGCCGCTCACCGGACATGACAGGCAGGCAACGCATGTCGCGCAAAAGTGTGCAGCGGTTTTGCGATAACGACATGCGCAGGAACATGAACCTGAAGCGCGGCAAGCGAATCCTAGAGATCGTAACGCGCTTTAGATACATAACACTTTCAAATCGCAGCATAATTTATCCGTTCGATCGATCCCGATTTTTAGGAATTATGCGAAGAATAAGACGGGTGTCTGATGATCCAGAACGCAGTCAGAAGGTTGAAGACCATTTTCACGCCGCGGCTCTCGGCCGCAAACGTCTCGCCAAGGTTGCTCGAACTCGCCACGTCAGGAAATCTCGAGGCCCAGGCGGTGCTTGGAGACATCTATTTCAACGATGGCCGCGAGGAGCATTACGCCGCATCCTATCTCTGGAACGGGCAAGCCGCCCGTCAGGGCCATGCCGCATCGCAAGTCCGCCTCGCAACGATCTATCACAAGGGCCTCGGCATCGAGCCCGACCCGCAGGAGGCGTTTCGCTGGTGGCGCAGCGCTGCGCGCAAGGGTCATCACGGCGCCCGCCAGGCGATCGACCGTCCCCATCAGGGCGAGAGCAGCGCCGAACTGAACACGGCACCAGCCGGCTTCTGGGCGGCAATCCATCCCAGCGGAAGACACGAAAGACCAACCGAAGACATGCCGGCGGAGAACCTGTCAAATCAGGCGCGTGAGATGGCCGAAGACGAGCAGAGAATGCCGGGCGCGGTTGAGCGCAGCGAGCGACCCGCGAGAGCATCGCGCACCCGATTCCGTTGACCCATATCAGCGCGGGCAAGAATCCCGCGAGCCTCGAACTTGTCGGGCTCTCATATCGATCGGCCCTGAAAATCGCCCGACGAGCAGCGTGTGCGGGTTGCGACACGCCTGGCGCCAGATGTTCGCGGAAGGCGGTAGACACTACAGCGCCGCGCGTCAAATATGACGCGCAAAGGACGCTGTAACGCCTTAAATCTGCTGCATAATTTTCTCCTTAAATCGATTCCGATTTAAGGAATTATGCAGTAGGGCGGACGAGCCGCCTGTCCCGCCGAAACAAAAAAGGCCGCTTCGATTGCGAAACGACCATCCTGTAATATCCTTAGCCCGCTTCCGGACGCATGGCAACCCCCTCGGACAAAATTTGTTCTGGCTTTGTTCGGTTTTTCTCGAACATTGCCCCCCGCCTTCGGATGTGATCTTCCTTCACCGATCGCCGGCGCATTCGGCCGCGGCGCCAGGACACTCCGGTTATCGCCCCGCGGATCCTTTCCTGCGTCGGAACCGCTAAACTGTGGCCCGGCATTGCCGCCTCGCCGCGCACTTCCCCGGGAATAATGTATATTAGCATCTCGATATCCGCATCGGGCTGCCGCGGCGCACCGGCCAGATAGCGGCTCGTTCGAACCGGAACTGGCGCCTCGTCCCGGACAGCCAACAGAGCGGGCGGTCGCCGGGCGGCAAAAGGAAGATGTGACGCCGACACAAATCACCTGCGTGGCCACGACGGCTGCGCCAAGTCAGGCCCGCATAACGTCAAGGCGCATCGCTTTACCGCCGGGAGGGCGGGTAGCGCCTATAGAATGGGAGGAAAACATGAACCATCCTTTCCTGATCCTCACCCTCGTGATCGCGCTGTTCTCGCTTGGCGCCTGCACCAGCGCGCAGCCGAGCCGAAATGCCGGCTCCGCGCAGAGCGAAGGCAGCCGCGACAGCGGCGGCTCCGGCTACTGAACCGCCGTGCACCTATTGCATTACTTCTTAGGTCCGGATCGGGTTTTGAGAAAATTATGCAAGAAATTTAAAGCGTTACAGCCCCTTTTGTGCATCACAATTGACGCGCAGCGCCGCAATGCGTCTCGCGCGAATGTCGGCGACGGTTTCGGGACGACGACATGCATGACATGGGCGCAAAGCGCGTTGCATGGTCCGGTTCTCAGGCGACGTGTTTTTGGGACGCCGGAACAATGTAGGTGCCGGCCTCGTTGCACGTTCGGGTTTGAGGACTCCGGTTCTCGCGAGCGTGCGCATATTTGGTTGTGCGCGTCCGATTGTGTTATCATCCCCGTCGGGAGGAGAATGTCATGGAGAATTTCTTCGCACTACTCGCCGTTGTCGTCGGTTCCGCCGTGCTGGGGCTTGCCCTCGCCTACGGCATGCGCCGCCAGAAGGAAGCGCACCGCCCACCCGAACATGACGACGCCCGACTGAAGTTCTAAACCCGCCACAGCTTTCCGGTAAATCAGGTACACGGTCGAGGCTTCCGCGCGCGCCTGCCCCGTCAAAGGTGAGAGCTCGGCCGGCATCGATGCTCACCTGGCGATCAGGAATGAGCGAGAAGCGCCCAACGGTCTTTTGAGGGACGACAGCCTTCCCAATCCGTGGCTTGCAGGCCAGGTGGAGCGCCGTGCAGGAAGCCCGCCGGCCAATTGCGACCGGCGGGCCTGATCACCTCAATAATACGGCGAGTAGCACTGCTGCCGCGGGCCGCCATAGGGCTGGAACGAGTTGTCCCAGGCGCGGTAGGAGCGGTAGCGATCATAGCACCAGTTGGTGTGCCGCGGGTTCACGCCGGATTCGACGCGGCGCGGCGGCGCGGCGATCGCACCGCCGATGATGGCGCCGGCGCCGAAGGCTGCCAGCGGATACCACCAGCCGTCATTGTGACGACGATATCCGTCGCGATAACCGCGATAGCCGCGGTGTCCGTTGTACCAGCCATAGCGGTATCCGCCACCGCCATGCCAGCCCGGCCGTGGGCGGTAGCCGCCGTGCCAACCCGGACGCGGCCGATATCCGCCATGGTTCCAGCCTGGCCGTGGCCGATGCCTGTCGCCGCCCCATTCGCGATATTGCACCCTATCGACGTCGCTCTGCTGCGCCAGCTGAACCGCTGCAACCGGCACGGCATTCGCAGGCGCGTAGCTCGTCAGAGCCGTCACCGCCGCAAGGATCACAATGCCTATCTTCTTCATCTCGACACCTATCCGTTTCGAATAGGTGCAAGCTATGCCCCCTTGACGTGAACCCATGGTGAATGCGCCCTTCGTCATATTAGCATGTAAAAACATAGCGATATCGATGACAGCTGACTTCACCCGGAACCCGGCGCGGCGCGGTGGTCGATCTCGCTGCCCGCGTATCTTGCCACCCGCGGCAGGCGACATATCTTTGCGAAGAGGCCTTCTCCGCGCTCGCCGGCGATACCACCTGAGCACACGGCCAGGCGTTGCAGAAACTCTGCGCTCCCTCTTTGCGTGGGTTCACGTCGAGGCCACGACGGGTTGCGGAAAAAAGTTTGGGCACAATGTCGGCCCCACCGTGGCCCGTTCGTCATTCAAGCAGAGGGGCCGCCGTGGCTTCGTCGATCAAAGGAGAAAAGACCATGCGCGTGATAGTTATGGTGAAGGCGACCGAGGATAGCGAAGCGGGCAAGATGCCCTCGACCGAGCTGCTGGAAGCCATGGGAAAGTTCAACGAAGAGCTGGTCAATGCCGGCATCATGCTGGCGGGCGAAGGCCTGCACCCCTCGTCCAGGGGCAAGCGCGTCGCCTTCGACGGCGCAAGCCGCCTTGTTATCGACGGCCCTTTCACCGAGACCAAGGAACTGGTCGCCGGCTTCTGGATCTGGCAGGTCAAGGACATGGACGAGGCCATCGCCTGGGTGAAGCGCTGCCCCAACCCGATGCCGGGCCCAAGCGAGATCGAAATCCGCCCGGTCTTCGAGGCGGCCGACTTCGGCGACGCACTCACCCCGGAGATCGCCGAGCTGGACGACCGCCTGCGCGAACGCATCGGCGGCAATTGAGGTCGTCTACTACAGGCAAAGCATTGCGGGGAGCCGGGGTTCCGACGAAGCCCGGCTCTCAACGCTGGCAATGACCCCGTCACCTTTGCGGGGGGTGTTACGCCAACCAATCATTGGTACAGAGTTCTCAGGATTAAGCGCCAGGCGGCAAGCGAGTTCCGTTGTTCCTCACTGCATCAGCGTATTCTTGTAGATGATGCCGTCCTTCATGATGATCTTGAAGTTGTTGGCGGGGTCGGCCACCAGGTCGATGTTCTCCAACGGATTGCCATCGACGAGCAAGAGATCCGCAAGCGCGCCTTCCTCGATCACGCCGAGCTTTCCCGGATAGGGATTGCGCGGACCGGAAAGCGCCAGCAATTCCGCATTGGTTCCGGTCGCCATGGAGAGGGCTTCGGCAGGCGTGTACCAATGCGTGAGCGAGGCCAAGATTGCCCCCTGCTGCTGTGCCAACGCGCGGGAGAACAAGACATCGGTGCCCCACGCCGTCTTGATCTTGTACTTCTTTGCCAGATCGTAGGCTCTGCCGATGCCGGGCCACACCTCATCCGCCTTGGCCCGCTCGACTGAGCCCTGCGGAAAGCCTTGCCTCAATAGGTCGGGAAGCGGCTGCAGGCTTAGCCAAATGCCCTTCTCGGCAATCAGCTTGGCGCTTTCCTCGTCCATGAGGAAGCCGTGTTCGATACACTTCACGCCGGCTGCAATCGCTGTTCTGATGGCATGCGGAGTGAAGGCGTGCGCGGCGACGTAGGTGCCCCAATTGTCGGCTATCTCAACCCCGGCCCGCAGCTCAGCCTCGGTAAACGTGGTAACTTCGAGCGGGCTGTGAGGTGACGACACCCCGCCGCCCGCCGTCATCTTGATCAGCGCCGCCCCCTGCATCAGTTGCTCACGGACCCGCATGCGCACCTCGTCGGGACTGTCGACCACCATGCTGCCGCCGATCTGCTCCATGCGGGTGAGCGGGCCGCCGATCGTCCGCGGCAGGTCGGTGAGCTGGCGGAAATCGCCATGCCCGCTGGTCACGGTGAGCATGGCGCCGGAGGGGTAGATGCGCGGTCCGTCGACGACACCAGCGTCGATCGCGCGCTTGAGACCGAACACCGGTCCGCCCACATCGCGCACGGTGGTGAAGCCGCGCATCAGCGTGTCCGTCGCCTCGTCGCCAGCCACAAGATTGTTGAAGCCGACGTCGCCGAACGCCTCGGCCGGAGTGGGCCGAGCCAGCATTGCGTGCCAGTGCGCATCGATCAGGCCCGGCATGAGCGTTCGGCCGTTCCCGGCAATGCGCTGTGCACCCTGCGCCTCGACAGGGCCTGTTGAGATGCGAGCGATCACATTGCCTTTGACCAGCACATTCGACGCAGCGGAAAGTGAGGTGGCGCCTTTTCCATCGAAGATGCGGACGTTTTCGAAAAGGACGTCATCCGCCCTCGCGGCCGGGCAAACCCCGAGCACCAGAGCTGCCACAAGCCACCGTCTGCTGGACAGCACCATCTTGAAAGCTGTGCGGGCATAAGCGTGCACCGCTGCGGCGTGCGACAAGGCACGCGCCGCAAACGTGGCTTTCATCAACTCCTGCGATTCCAAAGATTTGATACGCACGGCGGTTCTCCGACCTTGAGGAAGGGATGGGTCGTGGCAAGAGAGAAAGTCGTAGCATCCATTGCGATAGGGCCAAGGCGCGAGCCACCGCTCGTCCATGCGATTGCACGGCCACGTTCGCAGTCAGGCCGATCGCAAGCGGCACGAAACAATATCAACGTCTGCTTGTAGGAACAAGCAGACGTTGAGGACGCAAGCCGAAGCTCGCCTTGGCCACAAGGGCGAGAACAGGGAGAACGGAGCCACTCCCAGGCATTCTCAGCAATTACCGGCAACCTGAAGCGGCCCTGCCAGAGGCCGCGCCCTCGGCAATCGGCTCGCGTTCAAACCGCTTCCTTCTCCCTGGAAAGCCCAAGGTGCCAGTGCAGTTCGGTCAGGCCGCGCTTCAGCCAGGCCAGTTGCGGTTCCGGCATGGTGCGCAGCACCTCGTAGTCCATGACGCAGACGTTGAAGACCGTGGTCTTCACCCGCGGCCCTTCCGGCAGTTTCAAAAGCACGCCCTCGAGCTCCATCATCCGGTTGGCCGCAGCCCTTGCTGCCCGCGTGCGCTCGGCGGTCGTCTCGCCTTCAAAGCCCTTGACGCTGAACAGCGACTGCGCCCTGACACTGGGAAAGGGAATGCCGGTCAGGCTGTAGTAGCGCGCCATCTGCCGGGCATATTCGTCGCCCGCCTCGCGCTCATGCGCGGTGAGCTTGCCGTCGAGAAACATCCGGCCAAGCGTGTAGCCGGCAAACGGGCTGCCGGCATCCACGCCCTTGGCGCCTGAGAAATGCATGCGCTGCCGCGCCGCGATAGCGACGGAGCGCACTTCCCTTTCCGTTTCGCCATGCTTGATCTGCCCGCCGGGATAGCGCGCCACGTCGGCCTTGCGCGGCCGGCCCGCCTTGCTTGCCCGCTTGATGCGTATGCGTTCCGCCTTGGATGTCATCGTCCTCTTTCCTTCTCTTGGTCTGCGTTCCATAGGCCGCGCTCGTCCGCCCGAGGGCCGGAGTCCGGTTGCGGCGATGCCAATGCCCGTTCTGAAAATGTTTGTCTGTCGGTGCGCGCCCCGTGCGGCGTGCGGGCACACGCCGCCTTTCCCTTGCGGCTCGCAACCACGACGATCCGCCACCCAAGGCCGACCGTCCCATCGCCACCGATCATGATCGCCCCTGCCCCTGGCCATGACCCTTCGGTCGTAGCGCTCAGGTTCCGGCACATCGCTTCGCCCTGCCCTTGTTGACCGCGTGCAGCACCGAGGTGTGGTCGCGCCGGAAGATGCGGCCGAGCGCCGGCAGCGACAGGTCCTCGCGCTCGTCGTAGACCGCCGCCATGCAGCGATGGCGCGGCTCCACCAGCCGGCGCTCCCGGCGAACCCCGATCACATCGGCCCAGCCGATGCCGGGATAGGCAAGCAGCACCTCCTCGACGATTTCGCGCACCGGCCGACGGCTGAAGAGACCGCCCTCGCCGCCAGCGCCCGTGCCGCAGAGCAATTGCGCCTGCGAAAGGATGCGCGCTTCGGCATCGGCAAGCGCAAGCTCCAGCTCCAGCACCCGCAAGCGCTGCGCCTTCACATGCGCGCTCAGCGCGCCGAGCAGTTCGTCAGGCGTCGGGACCTGCTGTGGTTCGTCCTGCCCGGCACTGGCGGTCGCCGCACCGCCTGCGATCTGCAGGACGTCCGGTGCCCACCCGGCACTCGGCCTGCCATGTCCGCCGTGGGCGGCGATCGCATCGCTTGCGGTTCCATCCCTTGCGGCTCCATCCAGGGCGCGCAGTCCCGCCAATTGCATCGTCGAATGTCTCGTTTCAGGCTGCATCGCTCGTCCCCTCCATGGTGAAATTTGTTGCCGCACCGCGCCCTGCGCGGTGGGCCGTGTCGCGCTCCAGCCTCACCCGAAAGGCGCGCTGCTCGTTCGTGACATCGGCGGTATCGGGAAGGTCGAGCATCCGGGCCAGCGCGCCGGCCCGCTCGACCGAAGGCGTTTCCCCCGGCATGGGCGCTACCGCCTTGGCGGCGGTGTGCTCGGCGCGAAACTGCCGAAGCCGCACCCTCACCCGCTCGCGGATCTCGGGCGAGCGCTCGGCCACGTTCAATGTCGGATTCAGCGCCTCGGCGAGGTCGCGTCTGCGGGCCAGCTCGGCGCGGGTCGCCGCCGCCTCGCTCTTGGCCAGCGCCGCCAGCACCGGGGGCTTGGGAATGGTGCCCAGAAGCACGTTGGCGTTGGCGGCATAGTCGCCGCGGATCAGCTTCTGCGTCGCCGCTGAAAGCCCGCAGGCAGGCACCCCTGCCAGCGCATATCGGTAAACCGGTAGAAGCTTCCCAGGGTCGATGCCCTGCGGCATGGTCATGCCGGCGGTCTGCATCGCGTTGAGGCTGCGCAGGATCGCATCGTCGCTTGCCGGCGCCAGCCGGTCAGTGAGCGCGGTAATCTCCCGGCTCAAGGTCGAAAGTCGGTTGCGTGTTGATAAGGTCGTCATTGTCTCGGTTTCCATTCAGTTCTCGCTCTATCGCTTGTCGGCATTCCCGCTGGTGGCGGGCAAAGGCGCTTTCGCGTGGCGGCGCCTGCGGCCGGTGACTGCTGCGCGGCCTTGCGGCGTTGCGCATCCAGTTGCGCCAGGTGGCGAGCCAGTCGAGCTTGGCCGCGTCCCGTCCGGATTTTGCCGTCCAGTAGTCGCGGAATTTTTCAAGCTCCAGCTCCGTCTCCGCCGCGCCGAAGCCCAGCCGGATGGCAAAATCGCGGTCCGGCTCGAATTGCTCGGGAAGGCGCATGGCCCGCCTGCCGCCTGGCACAAGGCGCGATGGCGCAGGGGCCTGGGTCTTGCGCGATGGCGCGGGGGCTTGGGTGTTGTCGGGAGAGTTAATTTCTTTAGGGGGTGTGGGGGACCTTTCTTTATCAGAGAGGGGCACCGTCGCCGTGACGGCTCGTGACGTCACGTGAGCGCGGCGGCGCTGTTGCCGTTCGCGATCGCTCGCCCGACGCTTTTCGATGTCCGATTGCTGACCGGCTTCCGCCGCGCGCACGGCGCACAGGATCATTTCCGGCGTCGCGCCGCATAGAACCAGAGCCTCGACGATCAACGTGATCCGCATCGCCTAGACCTCGACCGTCAAGGCGAGCGCCACGCGGCCGAAGCAACCGGCTTGCCGCCGCGGCAAGAGCTGCTGCACAAATCTGTTGATCCGGCCCGCACACGAGCACCGTCGAGCGAGCGGGACGCGCCTCGCCAGGACCACTGCCACCGGCGAAAACGCACAACAATCCCCCCGCACAACAGCAGCAAGCACACTGCCCCATCGCGAAGATCGCACAGCCACGTCGCGCCGGCCGCGCTTGCCCCGGCACGAACGAGAGGTCGAGCCGTTGGCGCACTCCGCCACGCCTTCTTCTGCCGAGGGGTATGGCGCACAGAAAATTCTCTGCAAATTCACAACAGGCATGACGTCGTCTCCGCAAGAATGGCCGCACGGGTTCGCCTCGCCTGAATCGACGATCGGTCTCCACGTGCGCTGCACCTGTTCTGGTTTTCCCCGCGCTCTCGCCGGCAAGCCGCCCGAACCCCGCTCATACTTCGCCGAGGCGGGTCCTTTCGAACCCGCGCATGATCACGCACCGAGATCGCGTGCGATCATCGGGGGCATGCGTCAGAAACGGCTTGCCGGCGCCGAAATGGAAGCGAGGGGCCACCGGGGAGGAGGTGGGCAGCAGCCCCTCGCTGTGATCGCCGCCGCGGCTGCGCCCGCGTGCCGGGTCGGCACGCAACGGACGCTGCCAACGCGCCACATGTCACCCACACCGAACCGATCGGGCAACCAGGCAGGAGGGCGACGATCAGTCTCGTCTATGGCCTCGCCCGTCGTTGCCGACGAAGCGAACGCCCCACAATTCCTTGGCCCCTCGCCCCTTCACCCAAGGGGTGAACGAGGGAGCGTCCCCCTCCTCGCCTTCAGCCGGCGGCGGCAAACCACCGGCAAGGGCAATGACGACAGTCGGGCCGAACATCAGTATTTCCTCCTGTCTCGCCACACCGACGCGAACGCCTCGTCCATGGCCGGCCCGCTCCGGGTCGGAGCGGCATCCGGAAAACCCGGTCCCGTAAGAAGCGATTGACTGCTTGTTTCCGTTCATATCCTATCAATAATAGGATCCCGTCGCTTTATCAAGAGGAAAAATCCTATTGGACGCAGGAAACGAAATCTGGGATGCCATTCCGATGGATCAATTGCGGCACCTTATCCGGGAAGCAGTCGACGCGAAGAAGACGACCTACAAGGATCTGTCTATCGCGATCGGGAAAAACCACGCCTATATCCAGCAGTTCGTCGAGCGCGAGAGCCCGCGCGAACTGCGCGAGCGCGACGTCCGCACGATCACCGACCTGATCAGCGCGACGCCGGACGCGGGCGAGGCCAGCCAGCCCCGCAGCCCCACCGGCTTCAATCCTCAGATCGTTCCCGGCGAGCAGCTCGTCGGCCATCGCGATCTGCCGATCTTCGTCGCCGCCCAGGGCGGCGACGGCCATGTGATCGTCACCTTCGATGCCGTTGAATACGTCAAGCGCCCCTCGGTGCTCGAAGGCGTCAAGGGCGCCTATGGCATTTACCTCACCGGCACCTCGATGATCCCGGCCTATGAGCCCGGCGACATGGCCCTGGTGCATCCGCACCTGCCGCCCGCCCGCGACAAGGACGTCGTGCTCTATCACGTGCCGCCCGCCAACGATGCCGAGGCGATCATCAAGCGCCTCGTTTCGTTCAACGACCGGGAATGGACGCTGAAGCAGTACAATCCCTACCTGGAATTCACCGAGAGCCGGGTGGAATGGTCGTTCTGCCATCGGGTCGTCGGCAAATACAGCGCCCGCTGACGCCGCCTGGCATCACAGCTCAGTGGCAGCACCGCAGAGCAACACCATAACCATTTGAAAAACAAAATATTTATCGCGTCGACGCAACACCTGATCCTACGTCAGGCACCGATCAGGCAGCGAAAGCTGCCAATGTCGACGTGACCGGCAGCAAGATGCAGCAGATCCCGCCGATCCGCCGCGCGCCATTCCAGGTATGCGCGCACCAAACAATAAGCCCGAGAACCGACGGGCTCTCGGGCCACGGTTTTTCATCAGCATAACTCAAGCATGTCGCGCAAAAGTGCGCAGCGGTTTTGCGACAACGACATGCGCAAGAACAAGAGCTTAAAGCGCAGTAAGCGAATCCTAGAGGTCGCGACGCGCTTTAGGCGACGGCGCTACAGAGCGCGCGGACGAGCACGAAGCTCGAGCACCCCTTACAGCAGCGCAGGCTGGTATTGCGCCGAGCCACTGACGGCGCACCCCATGCCAATACCGCCTCGTCGCGCACGACCTGACAACACCGGCGATGCGAACCGACACGACACCGCCGCACAGATTTACCTCACTGCGTTGCCGCACACATCTATGCGGCCATGACGTCCTGCACGTCAGACGGCAGGTCGCCGCCGATGAAAAGGATGGTCACATCCTCGAATTCGCCGGTCGACAGATCCCCTGCCCGGCTGAATGCGACAACGCCCACCTTGGTCGATGCCAGCCTTTCGGCCAGCCTGAGCGCGTGGTCGGCCCCTGTCGCCTGCACTGGGATATCGGCGAGCAAGGCGCCCCTATTCCCCCGCGTGAAGCTCTGAACGACGAAGTATGTGACCATGTCATGCTCCTCTCTGCCATCTGCAATGGCAGGCCTAAGCTGACTCAATCAGTCGAACAAAACAAGAACAAATAAAGAGATATCGACAGCTCAGTCAGAAAAATCCTGCCGAAGATATTTTTCCTATTGACCATTATATAGGATTTTTCCTATCATTCGGTCATCAGTTGAAAACAGGGAAAGCCGGATCCGGCAACGCGTCTTGAGGCTCGTGCCGGCTCCCGGCTCCGTCGGCTTCGCCAGGGAGAAGGCATGACAGTGACACCGGCACGGAAAGCCACGTTTGCAGCCCCTTTCATCCAGAGCCGCGAGATCATCCTCGCGGTCACCACGCTTGGGCGCGGCCATTTCATCGAAGAAAGCGATTGCTTCGGCACCATCTTCGCCACTGCCGCCGATTGGCTGAAGACCCATGACGGCGAGCACACCACAAAACTCATCCGCTTCGACCTCGACGCGCTGCACGGCGAAGATATTTCCGAGACCGTCGCCGACGCCTGGCTCGACGATTTCGATCGCACGCCGGATGACGAACACCTGCTGCCCGCCTTCGTGCGCACGTCTCAAGCCTGGGAACGCTGGTGCGCGGATTTCGAGGCCCCGCATGGCGGTTTCGAGCAGGCCCGCCCCTTCGGCCAGCCCGGCCACGGCACGCTCAATCACCGCCAGCAGTTCGGAGCCCGGCCCTGATGGATATCGCGCTCGACAAGTCAGCGCTGTTTGCCGCCATGGAGGCCTTCTGGCAAACGGATACCGGCAACGACAAGGGTGTGGAGGCAGCCATCGCTGCCTATATCGAGCGCATGGGCCTTGCCCCTTTCAACGAGATGGCCGCCCGCAAGCGCGCCGCCCTTGCCGCCGCCACCGCCCGCCAGCCGGAGGCGGCGCGGCGCTGATCGCTCTCTCGCACCTATTGCAGGATGTCAGGATCGGAAAATCCGCCATGGCAAAGTGGGCGCTGGCCGCTTAAAGCTAGGTCCTGACCCTAGACACTCTTGGCAACCACTCTTGGGCAAATCTTTCATGACGCCTCGGCCCGATTGCATCTGGATTCACTGATGAAAATCAGAAACGCCACCATCGCCGACTACGACAGCTTGGTCGCCCTCGATACCATCGCGGCTGACGATCCGGAGCGACGGGGTCATATCAGGTCCTGGATTGAGGCAGGGTACTGCCATGTGGCCGAAACGGATAAGTCTGTCGGTGCCTATGGTGTGCTGGCCTACCATTTCTTCGGAAACGGGTTCATCGAAATGGTCATGACCTCGCAACCGCCCCAAAATACCCAATATAAAATACCCAATAAAGGCAGGCAGCATTCATCTGCGAAAATGCTAATAATCAAGCGGGGCAGGAACAGAGGGGAGTTACTCCATGCCGCGTCTAGCACAATTGTATTTCAAGACCGCGATCATCTTTCTGATCATCGGCATATCCATGGGCCTGCACATGGCCATCGGTCATGATCACAGCGCGATCGGCGCCCATGCCCACGCAAACCTGCTGGGATGGGTGACGATGGCGATCTTCGGTGGCTATCACGCGCTGAACCCCGCCAAGGCGCAGAAGCGCCTGGCGATGATCCAGTACTGCGTCTACACCGCCGGCGTCGCCGTGCTGGTGCCGTCGCTGTACCTGATGCTCACCGGCAGCCCGCAGTTGGAGCCGGTGGTCGCCATCGCGTCGATCATCATCTTCATCGGCGTGCTCTTGTTTGCGGCCATCATCTTCGGCAGCAGCGAGACCGTTTCGCGCCCGACCGCAGTGCCGTCGCGCTAAAGCATTTCCAGGAAAAGCGCGAAGCGGTTTTCCTTCAGGGAATGCTTGGAAACAAAGAGATAGAGCGTTTCTGCGGTTCCGTTTAAACCGGAAACGCTCTACAGCGCCGCGCCACCTCCATCTTTGCTTGCCGGTCCTGCGGAGTGACGCGCGCGCCGGTAAATTCAACGTGTCCGGCAATAAAAACAAGGACTAGCGCCGTTTCACGCCGGCACAGCCCACTCGACACCTCCCGAAACTTGGCGCAATCTGGAGGCGTCTGTTCGAGAGGTTGGCATGACCAGGTTGGCGCGAAAAAGTGGAACCACGCTGGATCTCGACGCGAGCCAGGTGCTGCGCATTCGCAAGACGGATCCACGCCTCGACGAGGATCTCGGCAACACGCTGATCAATGCTGGCCAGACCTTTTTCGTCCAGGAGGACGCGACGGCGGTCGCCGCCGCCGTCAAGGCCGAGCTGCCGTCCCTCTGTCGTTTCACCCATCGCCTCGGCGCGCCGGTCTGGATCAATGCACAGGCGGCCAAGGGGCCGATGCCGCTTGCGCCCAACCACCACGTCCCCGGCCTCGGCTCGGCGCTCGATATCGGCGGAAAGCGCCAATATGTGCGCGAAAGCCCGGAGGAGGTCAGAAGCGCGATCGCGGCGGCCGGTGGCGACGTCCAACCCATCCCGGAGGAAGGCCTCTGGGTGCAGGGAAGAGAGACGCTGAGGGAGATCCTGGGCAGCCTCGAGGCCTGGGACGAAGAACTGTCGACGCTGGAATAGGCCCGACCTGCCCCAAGCCGGCGGCCCGCAGCCATGGTGCGGGCTCCCGCGGCCAGACCGGCAAAGTCCATTGTCGTATTTATTTCATCAGGCGTACCGGAATCGCCGAATCGGACCTTCCCCAGCCCGAGGGCGGCATAGTATTTACCGTACCGCGCAGTACGTTCCTTTTATGGACTGCGCTTCCCCGCACCTGAGCCATTTTGGGTGCTTGCTTGCCCCGCCATCGCGCGGGGCTTTTTCTTCCGCGGCACAGAGCATTTCCAGGCAAAGTGCGAAGCGGTTTTCCGTTACAGCGCCGCGTCTTATCAGACGCGCAAAGGTCGCTGTAGCACCTTGAATTGCTGCATGTTTTTATCCTTGAATCGGATAGGATTTAAGGAAACATGCAGTAGGAAATGCGAAAAACAAAGAGACAGAGCGCTTCCATGACTCCGTCTACGACTGAAACGCTCTAATCAACCTTGAAGACCGCATCGCCGACGAAGACGATGACATATTGCCCCGCTGTCGTCGGCTGACGCGCCCAGTTCGAAAGCTGCTGCGCATAGGGCTCGCGTTTCCAGATATCGGGAAAGTCCGGGTCGACGAGCACCGTGATCTGCGGCCCTTGCCGGTAGATCATCATGTGCGAACGCGCCGGATCCCATTCGGGCCCGAGCCCTTCGTCCGTCATCCATAGACAGAGAAAATCCCGGCAGAGCTGCGGCCGCCGCTCATAGATCCGGCAGCCCTGTCCCTCGGCGCAATTCTCACACCATTCGTTGGCCGGTTTTGCCAACGCATCGATATCCGGCAGCCGACAACAGAGCGTGCAGGTGCCGCAGGCGCGATCGGCAGATAAGGTCTGGTTCAT